AGGTTGCACCAATGTGGATCCGCACACCAGAGCACGCGACCGCATTCTTTTCGTCTTTTGCCCACCTGCTCGAGCAGGTCGAGCCCGCTTGGCAGCCCCCGCCCGAGCTCGAAGTCCGCAATGACCGTCGCCACCGGGTGACGAATCAGCACCTCGAGAGCGGCCCCCCGATTCGCGACGGAGATCACACGGTAGCCGGCACGACGCAGGCGCCGCTCGGCAACCTCACGGGCGCTCTCGGTGTCGTCAACCAACAGAACGAGCGCGGCATCATGGCTTGGCTCCGGCGGCACGATCGCTCTCCAATCGATGGATCTCGCCAAGCATTCCCTTGTGCTCGGCCTTGTTCGTGGCTTCGTTGCGGTCGAGCTGATCAGCGATCCTCTCGACGCGTCCGACGAGCTCGGGGATCGTTTCTCCGCCGATGACGGACACGCGCTCGAAGGTCGGTTTCATCTCTCGGAGCGCCTTTCCCACGGCGAGGAATTCCGCGGTGTGCTCCTGGTCCCGGAGCTCGAGCCGCTCGACCAACGAGGTCAGCTTCACGACCTGATCGGTGAGGTCCGTGACGGTCTGCGGGAGCCCCGAGAACCTCTCGAGCTGGTCCTTGATGGGCCGGAGCTCGTAGGCGAGCGCATCGCGGAGTAGTCGCATGTCGGACTCGTTCACCCGCGCCTCCCATCCGGAATCGTCTCCATCGTCTCTCTCGCACTCGGCGGTGGAGCTGGGTCGGTAGGCGAGTGCCGCGCAAGCGCCGCATCTACTTCGTCCGCGCAACCTCGGAGCGCCCGCGCCTCGTGATAGGTCACGCGATCCGTGTCGGCCATGCCGCGCCAGCCGAACGCAAGGGCGGCCACGGTGGAGCGGAGATCGTCCGGTATGCTCGCTGGCGGCGGGAGCAGGGTTTCGGCTTCGCGGTCGATCACGGCTCGAGCATCTCCGTCAGCAACTTTCGAAACCGGTGCACGCGGGCAAGCTTTCTCAAGGCTCGATGCTCGATCTGGCGCACCCGCTCACCGCTGATCCCCATCTCGGCGCCGATCTCCGCGTAGGTGTAGCAGTGGCGGTCTTCGACCGGCGGCGGGAGGGAGGAGTCCATCAGCGCGCCGTGGCTCATTCTGGCGACTGAGGCTCCGCTGGTGTCTTCGGAATCGCTGTCATGTCCTCTTCCGCGCCGTAGGTGAACGACGCGGCGATCACGGAGTGTCCAGCGTCCTTGAGTGCCCGGACGAATGCCGCGGTCATGATGTTCGCGTCAGCCGGATTGCTCGTGTTGTGGTGAATTCCTACGCCTCGGATCGTGATGTTCCAGTTACCCATGGTTCTCCTCGTGCTTGTGCTCGGATGCCCACCACTGTGTGAACTTGTCGCACGTGGTGCCGCTCGCTTGAAGGTTTGCCGCCGCTCCGCACGCCGAGCAGACTACGCGGATCCGGAGTCGCTTCAGGTACTCGTCCCCGAATGCGAACGCGAGGATCTCTTGCGCCATCTCCGGTCCGCAGTTCTTCTGCTTCAGCAGGAACGCGCGCATCCGTTGCTGATCGTTGTGACCCGGCGGGACGTTGGCTCGGATCCACGAAACGACGTACTCTGGCGTTGGATCCGGCAGACCGACGTGGTCGAGCACGTTGCGCGTTCGGACGCCCAGGGCTGACATCAGCGCGCCAGCCCCAGACACAACTCGAGGAACTTCCAGGCGCCGAGGCCGATGAGGAGCAGGATGATTGCCGCGATGGCAACGGCGCCGGATGCGTTCGCGTCGCGGGGGGAACTCACGCTACCGGGTCTCCGTGGGTGGCGGAGTCTTCGTCTCCGGGATCGTCCAAGTCCGAAAGCCCGCGAAGCGTCTCCCGCAGATCGTCCGGCTGCGCGTTGCGCGTCGCCTCAACGAAGGCGGCGTCGGCGCGCGCGCGGTCTTCGTCTGTCACCCGTTGCGCCCGCTCGGCATTCGCGCTCGCCTCGGCTACCGAGGAACTCACGGGGGCTGGCCAGTGCAGGGTTGACGGTTCGAGCCCGTGCTGAGCGACGAGGTTCGCATTCATGAAGCAAACGCGGTTTGCTCTGTTGCGGGGAACGACCCCGGGGTTTCCGGCCTCGCGGATCGTGCAGGACGAATGAGCCGCGAACCAGTCACCGGCAAGCGCGGCCTTCGTGAACGTCGGGAACTTGCGGTTGAATCCGGCGCCCACGGCCCAGGCCATCGACAAGATCCCGAGCTGCGCGTCCGCCGGAATTGTCGGGAAGGACGGGAGCCACTTGCAGATGAATGCTTCGTTGCTCGCGAGCCGCGAGGCCACGAGATCGTCGATGTCAACGTCCCGCATGTGCAGGCCCGTCAAAGCGCGAGCGTGTTGAACCCCGCGCTTCTTGAGATCCTGTCGAGCCTTCAGCGCATGCCAGGCCGCGCGCACCTGATCGGGTGTCGCTCGTTCGTTGTCGCTGTCGCGGTAGAACGGAACCTTCAGCGCTTCGGAGACCGGATCTATCAAGTTGCCGACGCCGCATGTGATCAAGCCCAAAATATCCAAGTACATGGACGGAATTCTGCCCTCGAGCGGCTCCGAGTAGACCGCCCACACCTCACGTACGGATTCGTACATGCTAAACTCCCTCCACGAAACGGCCTCGCGCAGTGTCACCTGCCGAGGCCCGGCCCAAGGAGTTGAGTCCATGGACAACACGAAGAGAGCACCGCGACGACCGCGCGGCAAACGACCAGTCACGCCACCCGACGCTCGCATCTGGGGCAAGGTGGACAAGCGCGGCCCCGTTCCTGTCGGCCGTCCCGAACTTGGCAACTGCTGGCAGTGGCGAGGCGGCGCGACGACAGGCGGCTATGGGCGCATTCGCGTCGACGGCAGCGCCGGAACAATGGTCTACGCGCACCGCGTCACCTGGGAGCTCGCGAACGGGAGCGTGCCAGCTGGGCTGCTGCCCCTTCACCACTGCGGCAACCGGCGCTGCGTCAACCCGGCTCATCTGTTTCTCGGGACGCGCGCCGACATTGCGCCCGCCAAGATCACCATGGTGCGGGCTTGCGCAAGCTGCCAGCGTGACCTCGGCCACAGGGGGAAGCGTGCGCGCTTCTGTTCGATGCGCTGCGCGCGAAACTCGGGCGCATGGCGCAACGTGAGCATCCCGCTTACCGATCGCTTCTGGTCGAAGGTGAACAAGTGGGGGCCGACGCCTTCGCATGCGCCCGGGCTTGGGGCGTGCTGGGTGTGGACCGCCGGTGCCCACGAGTTCGGTTATGGGAAGATCGGAAGGCCAGGCGGCGGGTCCGAGTACGCCCACCGGCTCTCGTGGGTCATGCACAATGGCGAGATCCGCGGCGGACTGGAGGTCCTGCATCAGTGTGACAATCCGCGCTGCGTGCGTCCGGCACACCTGTTTCTCGGGACCAAGCAAGATAACCTGCGTGACATGCGCTCGAAGGGGCGCGGGGGAAGCGGCGAGAGCCACGGGCACACCAGGCTCACGCTCGAGCAGGTGCGCGATTTGCGTTCCCTCTACGACTCCGGAGTTGGGCCGAGCGAACTCGGGCGCAAGTTCGGCTGCACCGCTGGCACGGCCTGCAACATCGGCAAGCGCAAAAGCTGGAAGTACGTGACCTAGACTCACAGCTTCCTCATGACAGCCTGGAACGTCATCACGCGCTTGTTCTCTCCCGGCAGGGAGCCGCGGCACCCTCGGCCGGCATATGCACGAAATGTTGCAATGACCGGGTCAGGCTCACCCCGACAAACCCTTTGCGCAAATCTGACATGCTGTAGCGCCGCCACCGTGGACGCCGTGGTCGCCTCCAGCGTGAGGCCTACGAACCCGTCCCACTCCTGTTGGCTCCGTCCGTTCTGGTGATTTTGGAACAAGCCACGTGCCCGTCCATGGTCACACTCAAACGATTTGCACAGCCCGAAGTGAATGCGGAACGAGTGACCGGACTCGTGATGGCCAATCGTGATCAGGTACGCGGCCTCTTCCCGGCTCCTGGACACGGCGGCCACGGCTCGAGCAACGGTCGCGAGCTGGGCGCCCTTGTAGGGGTTGTCCCGATCCTCGTGGTAGACTGGGAGGATTGCGAGGGCGGCGGAGACGGAGGCGATGGGGATCATCGGATGAACACCGGGGCGCCGAGTTCGAGGCTTCGTGCGCTGACGTGCCAGGCCTCGGTCTGGTTGGCGTCGAGCTCGTGGCAGCGAACGAGCGACAGGCCGAAAGACGGAGAGCGGCCCTCGCTTCGGCACTGCTCGCGGAGCCGGTGACGCTCTTCCTCGGTCAGCACCGGCACGCATTCGTCGTAGGCACGCGCGAGCTTGAGCGGTCCAGTCGGCGTCGGTGCGGGGCCTGGCAGCGGCGGCGCGTCACCCCGCTCCCGCCTATGCACACAAGCCGCCATCGCCCCGCCAATACCGAGGACTAGGAGGAGGCCGAGGAGCCACTTCTTCACTGTGCCTCGAACCCCGGGCAGCTGTCCGTGACGAGCCTTCCGTCACGCTCGAAGTGAACGTGCTTCGCGAACGGACAGTGTTTGCAGTACTCCGGCCCCGCCGCCACCCGCTCGAGCCTCGCCAAAGCAAGCGTGCTCTTCGTGGTCTCCGGGAGCGACTGCAGCTCTGCCGGCTCAGGCCCGTCCCCGTTCACCCAGGCGTTCACCGCCTCGACGGCGGATTTGCCGAATTTGGCTACCTCGTGCGCGGTGTCGAGCACACCAGGTCCGTGCTTTGCCACCTCGGCGAGTACGCGGGCGGCTGAGGTGAGCGCGCTCACGAGGCGCCTCCCGCGGCGCTACGGCTGACGAACCCGCGAAGGAACGCGAGCGCATCCTTCACCTCTTTCGGGACCCTTCCGCCTTGACCAGCCATGTCGAGCACCATCAGCGCAGCGTCCGCGTAGCCGATCGCGTCCACGAGGTAGGCGCGGGCTTTCGCTTCGCTTCCGCCCTCGAGCTCCGCACGAGCTTTCGCGAGCTCATCCCGAGCAGCGTTCACGGCAGCCGTGATCTTGCGCGCCGGCTCTAGAGCAGCGTTCGCAAGGGCGGCGTCACCCGTGTTGGCAACGGCGTTGATCCAAGCGGCGTTCACCTCGTCGAGCGCCTTCACGCTGACGGCCGCCACGTTGAATGCGGCTCGCGTAACGTCCATTGCTTGGGCGCCGCTGGCTTCGGGGGAAGCGGATGGCGAGCAGGAAGTCAGACCCGGCGAAACCGCGATCGTCCCGGCGAGCAGCAAGAGCGCGAGTGGAGCCGCCCCCGCGCCCGTCTTCGGAGTCGGGGGCGCCGCATCCTTCGCCAACGCCACATGCGCCGACGACCGCGCACCGGGCACCATCAGCGCAATGGCGAGCGTCACGGTTTCGACGAGGTCGAGCGGGCTCTTTACCAGGCCGAGCGAGTCGGCGATCTGCGGGAGAGCGAGCACGGCGACGCCCGGGACCCACTGCCATTTCGGCGGCAGGACGCGGGACCAGAGCGGGCCGAGGCGGGGGATCATGCGGGTCGCGGCGAGGAGGATCGCGGTGACTTGCGGGAGGTAGGAGAGGAGGTTTTCGGGCATTGGATGGATCTCCGTGGTTGCGTCGGGAGGGCCGCGGCAAAGTGGAACGCGGGGCGCGGCTACGGGGCGCGCGTCACGTCGGCGATGATGAGGATCCGGCCGTAGTCGATCGTATAGATGGTTGGTACGCCGGAGACCGAGCCTTGCAGATCCCAGAAGAGCCGCCCTTTAGGCCAGGCTGTAGTCGCCGAAGCCGGAATCAAGATCGTACCCACGGCACCGACGAAAGTGATCTGCCCGTTCACCACGGTCGCCTGATGGACCGCGTCCGCGTCGGTAACGGTCGCTGTGCTCGCCTCGGAGCTCCTGAGCGTGAACTTCACGCCGCCCGTAAACGTCGAGCCGAGCCACGAATTACCGAGCGTGAAGGAGTAGGAGAACGTGTCTCCGCGAATGTGTGGGGGGAGCGTCGTGGGTGCGTTCGGGGTGGTCATGATGGCCGCACCGGCCTTGTGCTACAAACCAAGTGTCCCCGCGTCGCTGCTACACGACCGGGGACGTGGCCCAACAGGAAGGTTGAGTTCCCATGGACATGGCTACGGTACGACGCTGCTCGCGATGCGGGAGAGAGAAATCGATCAGGAGCTTCGGGCACAGCGCTAGCGGTGGTAGGGCGCCGAATTGTCGCGCATGCGTTCGTCCCCACGGGACCGTCAGCGACGAGGAGCGCTTCTGGGCATACGTCAACAAGGACGGCCCCGTGCTCGTGCCGGAACTTGGCCCATGCTGGGTGTGGACCGGATGCGCCATCCGTGGTTACGGGCGCGTGCGGTTCTTGGGCAAGCCCGAATATTCTCATCGCGTTGCTTGGTACCTGGAACATGGGCGATGGCCTGACCCCCAGGCTCTCCACAGGTGCGACGGCGGGGCGCTTGGTTGCGTGAGAGTTGCTCACCTGTTCGAGGGGACCACTGCCGACAACATGCTCGACAAGGTACAGAAGGGTCGCCAGCGGCGCGGCGCGGCCGTTCCTAACGCAAAACTCACGGAGCCACTCGTGAGGCAAATCCGAGAATCTGTCCAACGCGGCGAAACGCACAGGGTCGTTGCGTCCAGACTTGGCATCAGTCCCAGGCTGGTCGCTATGGTAGCGCTCTGTCAGATCTGGAAGCACGTCGAGTGACATCACTGGCTCTGTATCCGCCGCTGGAACGCGAGAGCATCAAGCAATTCGTTGGTGATGCACTTGGCCACAACCCCGCGCGCGCCGCCGATCAGGCTCGTGAATCCATCCGGGAGGGCTCGCACCATCAGATGGCTCGACGGTCCCCACCACAGGGACAGGGACTTGTCAGAATTTTGGATCACCTTGCGCGGCAGCGGCAGACCGACCCCGTGGCGAGCATGGAGAGCGTGCTCAAGTGCGTCGACCCGCTCACTCGCCTGCCCCCAGCTGCCGACACCACGGAGCGACGCGCGGAAGTTCGCGAAGCCCTGAGCGTGCCGCGGACGGTAGGACGCCTCCGCGACGCCGCGGCCCTTGAAGCAGAGCGGTTCGCGCTTCCGCTTCTTGGCCGCGACGAACTCGCGGAAGTCGCGCCAGGTTTGGAGTACCGGAAGCACGGCGTTAGGCGATAGTAAACGCCGTGGCAGTCGTGAGCCGCGGCGTCACGCCGCTCCCGCACACGATATTGGGCGTGACCGTGCCAAGGATCTCGAGGATCCCGGTACCGCTGGACGCCGAGCCAAGCCCGAGATGCGTGGCCGTGCCGGAGCCGCCAGTTCCAGCGGGGAAATCGGCGTTTGCTGCAAGCACGGTCGAGCCACCGGTCACGGTGAATCCACCCGACGTTCGCGCGCGGGCCACGCGGGCGTAGCTCGTGTAACCAATCTCGTTCGATGTCTGGTTGCCCGCTTCACCCGGCGAGGACGTGTGCAGCCCGAGGTACCAGTTGGTGAACGGAGATGTCGCGGCATTGTCGGCAACGTTCGCCCAGTTGGTCGCGTTGAAAAAGAGTAGTGCCGCTGCGTTCTCGAATGCGTCGGATGCGTCGCTCATGATTTGCTTTCCTTCACGCTGCCAATGGCAGCTCCTCGTCTTGGTTTTTTGTCCAGGTGGTGACGGTGCGCCCTGACACGACCTGCGTAGCAACGACCGGTTCGTTCGCCGGACGCGTCCATGCCGTGGTGATCGGTGGATTGGGCGGAATGATGCTGGCGCTCACGGCTGCGCACGAGACGACGATCGCCGACGCGCCCACGGCCTCTATGGTTTGCCCGGAGACGCCCGATCCGGCGATGACGATCGCGCTTGAGCCGGCGGCGGCGGAGGTCGATACTCCGACGCCAGCGGCGGAGACGACACACGAGGAGACCCCGGTGCCCCACCGGAGCTCCTCGGCTGCTCCGGAAGCCGTGCAGACAACTGCGGAAGTGCCCGCGCCCGCTACTATCGATGAGCCAGCTCCCGCGCCCGCAATCGCGATGGCTCCGGCTCCGGTGCTCGCGGCTGTCGAGGCGCCGACGCCGGTACCGGTGCAAACGATCGCTGACGCACCGGCGGCCGGGTCCGTGCCTACCTCGGTCCCGACGCCAGCGGCGCCGACCACGATTGAGGAGGCGCCGCTGGAGGCAGCGGTGGTCGAGCCGACGCCGGACGCGGTCAGGATTACGGAGGACGATCCGTCCGATGCCGAAGTCGACGCGCCGGCGCCTGCACCGGCGACGACGATGGCGGAAGCGCCGGCGGACGCAGCAGTCGAGCCGCCTGCGCCAGCGCATGAAACGACAACGGCTCCGGCTCCGTCCGCCGCGGAGGTTGAGCTCCCGACTCCGGTCGCTGTGCAGACGACCGCTCCGGCGCCGACTGAGCTGGTGTTACCCTCCCCGACGCCGGCCCCCGTGACGACAATGGCGCAGGACCCGGCGGCTTCCGCTGTGCTCGCCCCGACACCAGAAGCGGAGCAGACAACCGCTGATGCGCCATCGGCGGATTCGATGCTCCCGCCGGCTGCGCCCGTGATCGCAACAACGCGCGACCTGGCCCGGGTATCGGCGCGAGGCTTGGCCCGGTTGTAGATCGCCATCTACCGGCCCCCCGTCATTCGTCCCAGTCAAACCAATAGTCTAAGATCTGTCCCGTGCCGGTCGGACAGATGAGGCCAATGCCGTTCGCCGTACCGGCCGCCACGAGGATCCCCGTGTCGCCGAACGTCCAGATGTGGGCGGATCCAACGCTTGCCCCGAGAACAGTCTGGCGGAGCGGCGATCCGACCGCGCCGTCCGCCGTGTGCCCAGCAAACCCGGTGCCGTTCGGAGCCGGCCCCGCCTCATCGTACGCCACCTCCGTCAGGCCAGCGCCTACGCCCGTTGCGTTCGTGAATCGCACGAGCGCCACAGCAACGGCTGTAGAGGTCGTGTTGGTGACGCCGACCTCGCGTAGTTTCAGCGTGCGGCTCGCGACGGCGAACAGCGACGCCACCGCGCGCAAGGTCGTGCCGGCCACCGTTGAGCGACCAGCGATTGAGAATCGTGCCATGTTGTTTCCTCGGTAATCAGGCCGCTCTATTGGCGGGCACCATCGGCTGCTGTAGGGCGAGGACCGGCGGTTCCTCGACCTGCCAAGACGTAGCAATCAAGATGTGCTGCTCGGCCGTCGTGATGCTGGTCCAGCTCATGTCGAACGAGGCCTGCACCCACGATTGGCGCATGGACGTTGCAATCCGCCCGGCATTCGCACTGTCGGTCGAGAAGTCTGCCGTCTCGGTCTGCGTCGGGTGCGGCGTCGCGTCGTCCGTACCGGTCACGTTGTAGAGCACGTCGCGGATCCAGCCGTTCGAGGGCGCGTTGAGCGTTGCGCTGATGCTTGTGCTCGTGTTGTCGGCGCCGCCGGTGGCAAACGGACCACCCTGAAGCATTCCCGGCTTGTAAGAGCAGGCGGCGTTGACTTGGCCCGAAGCGCCGTCAACCGTCACGCTCCACGTGTAGGGACCCGCGGTGGCCGGCAGGCTGTCAGAAAGCAGGTAATAGGTGGCCACTCCCGCGGTGGAGACCGTGCGCGAGTGCGCGAGCGTCATCGTGACGCCGTCGAATGTGATCGCGGTGACGCCCGTGCTAACGTTTTTGAACTCCACGTCGAGCCAGACGATCCGGCCGCGTTCGCTCGAGGCCGGCAAGAACAGGACGCCGCTCGCCGTGTGGTCGCTCGTCCCCGTGCTGCCGTCGGTGGAGATCGTTGGCAGATCGGTGGAGTCGATTGCCTCGACCAGCACAACGTCGCCGTTGTCCACCCATTGCGCGTTTGATTCGTCCCACTGGAACGTGCCTCCCGAGTAGGCAGTCCGCGAGGAGTGGAGCATCCCGGCGAACGCGGCTCCGGTAGCCGTCAAGCTCGTGTCCGGCGGCGCCCCCGTCATGAAAACGAGGTCACTGATGACGCCGCGGCATGGGGAATTGCCAAAGCCGTTCGTGGGGAATCCGTTTCCGATCGCAGCGTTCTGTGTGCTGCTCGTAGTACCGCCGTCCTCTGCGGTGTTGGTTGCGTCGAGCACCCAAGCGCCGCCGGCCCGCCGCGTGTAGAGCCGGAAGTCGTTTGCGCCGAAGCGCGCAAAACAGAAGTCCCACCACTCCGCGTCGTCCACTGCGGAGGCGCCGGTCAGCGTCTTGTCGAACGGGGGGCCGGCGGCTGCGGTTGTCGTCGTGCTCCAAAAGGCAGTCAAAAGCCCGGTGCTGCCGATCCGGACATAAACCATAACGTCCGAACCATCGACGCCCTGCTGGTAGATCGTGTGAAGATCGCTTGTTCGAACGCAGCGCGGAACGCGGAACCTACCGGCGAGGGCGAAGCTATTCGTGCCCTGCACGCCTCCGCTCGCGAGCGCGGCGCCCGAGTACGGGGACCCGTTCGGGAAGTAGGACTTTCCCTTCTTCGTGATCTGCGCTGCCGTTTTTTCGAACGGCAAGAAGTACAGATACCGACCCTCGAGCGTGGCCGCGCCTTGAGAGCCGGAGTCGATCCAAACGAAGCTCGCGCCGTATGCCCGATGTGGAGTGTCGTCGATACAGATCGCGACGCCGTCACCGCAGCTCGTCTGCGGGCTAACGGGCGTGATGGTCGCGTACTGACCGACCACCCACGTGAAGCCGAGGTCGTCGGAGTACGACAAGCCCGCCGCGTTGGGCGAGTTACACGACAAATACATCCACCACCGGCCGGCAGGATCGATCCAGATCGAGCCGGGAACGCAGCCGTTGTTCGTCGTGATCCACGGCGCCGCGCTCGAGGTGATGACGGGGTTGGATCCGTACTTCGTAAGCCCGGGGAACGAACCGACCGCACCATCCCACGTCGCATCAACGCGGCCGACTTGCGTGATGGATCCATCATGGCCGCGATAGAAACCGACGAGCTTGTTCCCGATCCAAGTCCAACCGTTCAAATCAGGGACGTTCGCGTCGTCCCAAGTGCCGCCGCTACCAACGTCGATCAGGGGCGGAGATCCGAGCTCAGTCCACCCCGTTTGGAAGTCATAACTCGTATTGTATTTGCCGACGCCTTGGCGCGGGTTTCCGTTGTTGCCGCGGTGGTTGAAGACGACCCAGCCGGCCGCATCTCGCCGCGGCCAGATCGCCGTCGTGACGTTTTCGTTGTTTTCGCCAGCGCCGCCCGCGGTCCACAGCGTTGCGGGCCCGCCCGCGCCGGCCGCAGGGTCATAGTCGAGCGCAAGCGGCGTGCTGCCGCCGATGCGGGAGGTCAGTGTGGGCTGAGGCGCTCCGCTTTCGATCACCTCGCCGATCCCGCTGTATTTGGCCGGCGCACCCGGGTAGCCCTCGGTGCGCAGCCAGTCGGTGACGCCGGCCTTGACCTCGTTCGTGTCGCTCGCGACGCCGCTTGCATTGACGTACGGGTTGATGTCCGTGCATTGGATCGGCGGGCGGTCGAACATCGCCGAGAGCGGCGCGACGTTCGAGTAGGCGGAGGCGTCCGCGATCCAGATCGGGCGAAAGGGGCCGGCGTTGCTTGAGCCGACGCTCATTCCGCCCGTCACGTACCGAGTGTCGCGAGTTGTATCTACGTCGATGCGCCATTGCCGGCCCCACGAGACGGCGCCGTCCGTGCTCGTGCGATAGCGGACATGGACCGCCGAGTTGTAGACCTCAGAGCTCGTGCCGTAATAGAAGACGGTGAGCGAGCCGGTCTGTTGATCGAAATAGCAGCCGCCGCCGAATGTGTCGTCCTGGTCGGTTACTACGTTGGTGCGCTGTGTGATCGAGGCCGAGCCGTTGATCTGGTAGGCGAGGAAGTCACCGGAGGCGCTATCGACGGCCGTCCACGCCACCGCGAAAAGGTGCCCATCAGAGTGGCGCACCGCCCCCGAAAAGCCCATGTCGTGAAGGGCACCGCTGATAGCGATCGACGTGTTGATCGCTGTGCTGGTCGTCGTATTCGCGCTGTCGTCGTGCGTCGCGAAAAGCAGGTCCGACGCCGAGGCGTCGAAGAACAGCATCCACACGTCCTGGTTGTCCGCGGCATTGCCCGGGAACAGGCGCATCCGATCGCCTGCTGCCGGCGTGACGGTCGTGAGGTTGGTGCGCGCGCCCCACGTCGCGCCGTCGTCGGTCGAGCGGAAGAACCCGCTTTCGACCGCCGTTAGATCGTCAATGAAGGTCGCGTATAGATTTCCGCCTACCGCTTTAGTGATCGAGCACGAGCGCTGAGCCATCGTGCCGCCCGAACCGCGGAGGTCGGTCGCATTGCTGATGATCTGCTCGGTGTCGAGCGTGTCGGTCGATGTCTCGAGCCCGCGGTAAAGGAAGTCGTTGGCGGTCGTGTCGGTGTAAGCACAGTAAATCTTCGTGCCGGTGAGCGAGGGGGTCCATTTGTCGAACCAGATCGCAAAGCACCCGATCGTCCCCGTCTTGACGTTGACCGCCGACCCAAACGTCAGCCCCGCGTCAGTGCTTTTGATGTACTTTAGATCATTGCTTGAATCGACGTAGAAGAAATAGCCGACGGTCGAGCTCGTCCAGACGAGCGATTCGCCGCAGCATTTGCGCGGGAAATCATCGGAGCCTGGTCCTCCGGCGTTGACGACAACGGTGTCAGCCATTGCTGTCTTGCGCTCGCGCGCGTAAGCTTTCGCTCATGACGAGTTTCGTGTTGACGAGTCGCTTCCGGCTCACCGCGGAGCAGGGTCGGCGTTTGCGCGAGATGCCCGGGCTCCTGGATGTCGCCATCGTGATCGATGAACGGAAGGGCGAGCCGCGAATGTTCGTGCGCCCTGACGGTTCGGCGACCTGGGGCGACGGCCGCGAGGTCGTGCCGGATGCGGACGGGTGGGTGAGGATCCCGCTGGTGCGATCGTGATGACGCCGGCCCCTCGCTACCGCCCGCTGACTCCGGAAGAAGAGCGGAGCCTACGGGAGCAGTGCGGCATCGGCTCGGACGAACCGGCTTCTGATGTCATCGTCGCCCCTGACGGAACTCTCACCGTGTACGTATTCGGTCCAGAGATTGATCCGGACGATCCGGAGACCTGGTAGAGTTGCCGCCCCTTCGCCTCGCTCTGGTGGGAGAGCAGGGCACCGCGGGACGGCGGGCGGGTGGGTGAGATTAGCCCGTGGTGCGGGTCGCGCGCAGCGGAACGAAGTTCCCGCCGGCCGCTTTCCGGAAGACGCACTTCATCGCGGTTGACGCGGGGAAGGTGAAGATGGTCGCGTTTGCATTGTCGCGAATGGTCAACGTGTTAGCCGTCGTGTCCTGCCGATCGATCGTGATCGTCTCTTCGTCGACAGCCGACGTGTTATCGATGTCCACCACGCGATTTGTCGAGAGCGTCGCGGGTGGCAAGACCCGCCAGGCCGCGCCCGCGATCGTGATGGTTGCGTCCGCATCGGTCAGATCCGCTCCGAGAGACTCGTCCCCGTTGCGGTAGCTCGGTCCCATCTCGCCAGCGACCTGCTTGCGTCCGTTGCGATCGCTCCACTTGCCGCCGCCAGAGATGCGCGTGACGGCGCCAGTTGTGATGACATCGTCAAGATCGATTATCGACGCGGTCCCCTCCGCGTGACAGTGCTGGGTGGACGCGCCCTGCATGCTCCCGCCCTTGATGACAACGCGCGCATTGCTGTTTGGAAACAGCCAGACGTTTTTCGGATGGCTCGTCCCAGAAAACTGGCAGTTGGTGACGTAGATGGTGGGCCGGTTGTCCGGTATGCTCGCCGCTGTGTCATCCTGCGAGACGATGCCGTAGCCCGTGGTGTCGATCGGGATGAACGACACGTCGCTCATCTTCAGTCCACGCATGCAAAGGCCCGTCGGATCGGCGATCAGGACGCAGACCTCACACTGGTCAAAGCCACCGCCCTTCCAGTCGCCATAGACCCCCTGGAAACTGTCCGCGTCGGCGTCAATCAGGAGCAGGCCGCGAAGGTAGCCGTAAGCGAAACAGTCCGTAAAACTGAACTGCTCGGCGCCATCGACAAGGAAGGCGATCCCGTTGGCGAGCACCCAAGCAGTCGGCGCACCGCTATCGTTGTTAGCTGGGTTGAAGTGGACGTTCGAGATGCGGGCCACGTCGGCAACCCGCCCGAGCCGGATACCGTGCGAGAACGGGAAGGCCCAGACGTTGTCGATGCGAGCGCCGCCGCCACCCTGAGTGTCGATATGGATCAGGTCGTACGGGTTGATCGCTGTGATGTTCTCGATCGTGCAGCCATCGGCGTTTGACCCGCAGTAGAAGGCGTAATCGTACGCTGTGGGCGTCCCCGTCGTGACCTGGCTCGGATAGTAGAGTTCGAGATTCCTCACGGCGCTCTGCATGCCCATCGTGAAGAGCTTGCCCGTCCCGTAGACGTGGATCAGGGTCCCCGTGTTCAGCAGGGGTGTTCCGCCGGTTCCACGGTGCCCCCGCGCCATCCCGCGCTCACGGCCAGTGATGCAGGCACCTTGCGGAAGGGTGATTCCACTATTCATACGGATCACACCATCTGGCAGATACACGCAAGCCCCGACCCGCTCTTGCGCTGCGGCCAGAATTGCTGCCGTAGCGTCGGTCGTGCCCGTCAGGTCGATGTCGGGGGTGATCCAGAAACGGCGCGGGACGTATGTGGTCCCCTCGAACTGGGGCACATCTCCAACATTGACCCCCTGCTCGATCGCGTTCAGGTTGTAGAGCGTAAACGTGACGGCATCGGTGTTCAGCGTGAACCCGCCGCCGACCGTGAGGACGTAGCTAGTCCCCGCGTTCACCGTGCCCGCAAGCACCCGCGTAATCGCCCCACTGACGAACTCCGCCGAAGCATCCGCATCCGCCGTCCGCGTCAACTGCCACGGTGTGGACGCGCTTCCCGGATCGGCGACGTAGTACCAGCCGTTCTTGAGCGTGGACGCCTCGTCTTTGACCAGCAGCCGGTTATTCGTCGTGAGGGTGACGCCGTCGATCGCAGCCAGCGCACCGTTTGCGTCCGCCGTGAGCGTGTTGCCCGTGCGCGTGTTTGCGGCGAGGGCCGCGGTAGTGGCGGCGTTGACTTCGGCGCGAGTGGTGTTGGACTCGGGGCCGATGCTGAGCGTACCCGTGGCCGCGTCGTACTCGGTCAGTAGACTGCGGAAGTTCAGGGTCGCAACGCGGCCCGTGCCCGCTACCTGCTCACCATCCTGCTCGGCTTTTACGCCGCGCATCTTTGCGGTCCAGATGGTCATTCTGCGTTCGTGCTTTCAGCGAAAATAGGTAAGCGCCCGCCACAGAGCCGCCCCGACGCGAACGTCCGCGCGGGAGAGTTGGCACACAACCGAACAGGAGCGCCGAGGCGGGGCAGCTCTCTAGCGGGGGATCAAACGTACCAGACCGTCAGGCTCAATCGGTGGACCTTGAAGCTGTTGTTCTGTGCGTTCGTGGAGCCCTCGCCGCGTACGGCTACGAAGTAGGAGAGTCCCGTCTGCACGAGCGAGTTGATGGGGCACGAGATCGTATGCATCGCCTCGAACGCCGCGGCGCTACCCGACGTATCCAGCGCGCCGGCGATCTCAATGGCCGTTCCGGTGGAATCGACCCCACCGAGCGCAAGGCGCGGCATACTCGCCGGGAGGCTGCCACCGTGGCTGGTGGCCGACTGCACGGTTGCTGTTAGCGTCCCAAATACGAGTCCAGGCATGACGTGCGGCATCGTAAGGGACGCGTAGTTCACATCCGCCGTCTTCTGGTTGATGTATGGGACCGTGACCGCCGAAGCAACGGAGTCCGAGCCCCAGTAGGTGCTAGTTCCGCCGATGAGCGCGGGTTGCCAGAGGATCGTCGTCGCTGACGCCCCAGTCCCGAGCAGTCGCTCGCGCACCCAACGGATCTGCTTGTGCAGCGCGATCCCGAGGTTCCGGATCATGTCCGCGCGGCCAGCCGCGGGCAGCGTTAGGTCGGCAAGGACCGGATCCTGACCGTTGGCCGTAAAGAGCTCGGTCGAGCCGCCGGTCGTGAGCGTGTTCTTGAGATGCTTGGTCCGGTTGGCGAGATCCGTTGTGAGCTGCGTAACTACCGCAGGGTAGTTCGTGTCGTTCACCTCCGGCGCGTTGATCGCCGAGGGGAACGTGTCGGATTCGGTGACGGGGGCGCTCATGGACCGCTAAGGCCTTTCCACGGTAACGAAGATCCCCGACATGGCCAGGTTGGGGGTCGCGCTACCCGCGGTCTCCCCAGTGAACCGCACGCGGTAGATCGTGTTGTCCGTCACGGTTTCCGACAGGCCCGTGATCTCGACCTTGTGTAGAAGTTGGTAGGTCGCGAGAACGGTGGTGGCATCCGAGGCCGTGCCAATCGAGACCTCTGTGTTGCTAACAATGGGGTCTCCGCCGACCGTCAGCACTGACTTGTTGAGCTCAAGCGTCGGCTTGGTGAGGCCCGTCAGGTTCGTTGCGCTACCGTTTCCAATCCACGCATGCGCGCCCTTGATAACCACGCCTGGCGGCATCCACGGCACCTCAAACATCAGCAGGCCGGCGCTGGCTACGCTGCTTTGAAGCCAGTAGTGGGCCCCGCCTGAAGTAGTGAGATCAAACCGGGTCGACGTGTTGATGAGCGAGTAAGCGATCGGAACTGTCAGCAGGCGACTAGTCGGAAGCCACAGCTTCAGCCACTGCTCGCGATCCTCGATCTGCTGCAGCTGCTGCTCTAGAATGGACGACCAAATAGACGGATCTTCTCCGCTGTCCGGACGCGTGAGTCCCGTTCCAAAGTTCGCGTTTGCGGGAGTGCCGGTTAGGACTGTACTCATGGTTACTTCGCAGATGCTGCGGACGCACGACGGCACGTCCTCGGTGATGTAAGTGGTCGATTCGCCGCGACACCCGACGAGGGAGAGCGCGAGCAGTAGGCGGCGCATGGCGCTACCTCAGTGGAACTTGCACTTCGACGCCGCCGCCCCACACGACGCCGAGCGGATCTCCCCACGGAGAACCCTCACCCCATAGACCGAGACCAATCTTGAAGAGGAACCCACGAAAGATCCACTCGTGCGGCTTCCACTTGTAGACGATGCCCTCAACCGTTTGCTGGAAGTCACGGTCGTATCCCTGCGGCCCCCAAACTCCCGTGCTCGTATCTCCCCAGACGAAGTCACCCCAGGGGATCGGGAGTCCCGTGACCGGGTGAAATCCGTTCTGAAAGACGACCCAAAATTGGGTGCGATACGGCGGCGGTTCTCCACGCGGGCCCGGCGCCGTTGGCCGGAACTGCACGTAAGCGCCGCGGTCGTTCCAGTAGTAGCCGGCCTCGCCCCAGTCAGCTCCGGGACCGCCCCACGACCCCATTGTCGTTGTCGGCCCGTAGCCAGCGGCGAGTAGCTGCTTTTCGATGACCTCTTCGGTGCCGCCTTCTTCGTAGATTTCCCAGGCGGCCTTCAGGCGCTCGCGGTACTGGGCGCTAGTTTCAAGGTGGTACTGGGGCAGGCGCCTGTCCCGGCCGATGACCGGGAGCACGTCGTCCGGGCTTTCCGGATCGTCGAGCAGGTGCATCCGCGTGGCGAGGATCCACGCCTCGACCTGCTGATCCTGCGTGACTCCAAGCGTGATGCCGACGAACGCAGCCATAAGCGGCGCCTCGGGCTCGGACATCCAGTCGGGCGACCGGAGCTCAACGAGCGCGCGGAACGTGTTTGGCGGCGCGTAGTCGTCTTCCGCCACGTCAGTTCAGCACGGTGTAGGTGATGTTCCAGGTGCCCTGGACAACCTTGTCGTAGGCGGAGAGCACAACGTCCGCACTCGGCACGGTGAGTGTCACAGTCGCCTTGGTCGCGCCAGCGCCAGTCAATGCGTTCTTGATCGCGGTCTCGATATCGTTGACCCGCACGACGCCGCTCGGGCCTGGTGAGAAGTCGAAGCCGCCAGGTGGCGTTGCGCGCACGAAGGCCAGGAGTGCCGCGTCGACGGCGGTAGACGCCGTGGTGGTGTCGATGCCGGCGAAGTGCGCTACCCCGGTAACGCCCAGTGGGACCTCCGGTGCCGCGTAGACTTGCACCGTCTTCGGGGTGGCCTTGCGCCCAAAAGTCGCGAGGTCAAGCGCAATCTGGACGGCAGAAACCTCGTCGGCACTCGCGGTCGAGTCGAGTCCCGCAATGTAAACGTCGGTCGTTGCCGGCCCACGTGGATTCGTGGAGTCCACGGCAACGCTGACGACGCCGGGGGCCACGTCAAGAGCCCGCTGCTTGAGCGCGTCGTCTGACTTGGAGATCGAGCGCTCCGACCAGCGAAGCTGCGCCCGCTCTTTGATTCGGTCGTCGCTCTCCTCGTCCTGACCGGACTGCTCGAGCGTGTAGGTGGTGATGGTGACGCCCGAAAGCGTGGTCACCATCTCGAGCGCGACGGTCGCCTCGGTGAGCGCGTCGGCGATGTTGGCCGCAGTGCCGGCCACCTCGGCCTCGAATAGGAGCTCCTGCGTGCCGCCCGCGGTGAGCGTCACCGGGTAGCTGATGCCGTTTCCCTCGACGTTGCGGTAGGTGCCGCCGCTCACGTTCGAGAGCACGAGATCACCAAGCGCAATGCTATGTGGGCCGCTCGTCGCAAGACACGAGAGCGTGACGAGCAGCTGAGCCTCGACGGCCGGCTCGTGCTCCTTGTTATAGAAGCCGCTGAATACCCGCTTTAGGGCGTCATTGGTCGCCGTGTCCGGGTGGTGCGACTCCTTGATGAGCACCCCGACCTTCGAGCCGCGCACCATGATCTCGGCGCCGAGGAATGTGACGATCGGCGCGATCGAGAATGGCTGCCATGCCGTCGCCGTGAGCCCCTGATCTTCGAGGAGCGAAAGCACATCTTGCTGCCCTTCCTCCTCGGTGAGCTCGACGAGGTCGTTCCAGTTGAGACTTGCCATCGGGGTTACGCAGCGCGGCGGATGTCGAGCAGCTTCGAGCTCGCTTCGCTTGCTGTCATCGTCAGCTCAAGCGGACCAAAGACTGACGAGACAAAGATCTCGACGCGGAGATCGCGACCGCCGGAGGAAAGCGTCGCGATCACGACCGCGTCGACGACGCCCTGATCGCGCTTCACCTCTTCTTTGATCTGGTTCTCGATCTGCCAGGTTGGCGCACGAGAAAGCAGGTAGTCGGAGACGTTGAGGCCCTCGTTTGGCCACCACGGGAAGAACCCGTTGGAGGTCCGGAGTCGGCGCGCGATCCGCTGAGCAAGCGCGATCGGCCCGGCCACTTCCGGGCACTCGGGCGTGATGTCGCCATCGTGGAACAGGTCAACCGTCGCGGCGGCGGAGCGATCCCCCGAGGCGAGCAGGGCTTTTGCGGCCGAAATCTCGGCCTGCGTGGAGAAAACGCGGGCCATCGGCTACACTTTGAATGTAGGTCGGCCCGGCACTGTGTTCAGCAGCCCGGGCCCGGCCGGGAGAGTTAGTCCCGACATGCGAACAATAGCGATGGGGTTCATGGTTGCAATGGCGCTGAGCGCCGGGAGCGCGCTCGCCTACGACGTAGTGATCCCGCCCATGCCGGACTCGTGGAAGAGCCACGGAGACCGGTGGAGCTGGGAACGCGCGGTCAGAAGGTGTGCGGAGCGGCCGACGAAGTGGGCTCGCGAGCGGTGTATTCGGGGGCTTTACGAATGAGCCGCGACGAGTTTTTGGACGCTTGCCGCGACTTCGGACGCTCTTCCTCTGAGGCGCGCAATGCTTTGCAGAACATGGCGGCGGAGATAGACGGCGCGCGCCTGAAGGCTGAGCTTGAGCAGACCGAGTGGGAGGCGAGTGAGCCCAGTATTCCCACTGGGGATCTGCCGCTCCTTGACGATGTTCAGGACGGTGACGAGCAGACGGCCTTCTACCGAGTCCGCGACACGGACCGTGTGGTCGAGGTTCGGCATGGTGCCCTGATCGGGTGGCACTTCCGGATCATCGGCGCCGGTCGCGTCGACCGGCCCGGCACCGCCGCAATGAACCGGCGTTTCATGGGCTCGTCGGTGAATGCCGCGCTGATGCGCCGCGTCTGCGAGTTCGTCCGGAGCCTGACGTGAGGCTGCTGGGTACAGCACTCTTCCTGCTCGGCTGCGGCTCATCCTTCAGCGCGGGAGACGGACCACGTGGTGGAGCGGGCTCAGCGGGCGAAGGCCTCGCTGGTAGTGCCGGTCTCGCCGGTGCGGGCGGTACCGCGGGAGAGCAGGCGGGGAGCGGCGGGGCGCAGATGGCCGGCGCCGGTTCAACCGGTGGCGCGGGTAATTCCGGAGAGACCGCGGCGGGCAATGGCGGCCGCGCTGGTGATGTCGCTGGCACCGGGGGAGAGCCGCCCATGGGTGGAAGCGGTGGCTCAGCTGGAGAGCCCATGGCGGGCATGGCGGGCATGGACACCGCTGGGGCGGCTGGTGCCGAGCAGTGCGGGCTTGCCTACGGCTCGCCGGGCTACAAGACAATCGACGATCTAGAGGACGGGGACGGTATCGTGGGGAACGGGGAGCGCGACCCGGAGCCGCCCGCTCGCTTCGGCATCTGGTCGGCCGGTAACTCGTCGCCGGGCCTGTGCCTGCAGACAACCGGCGAGCTCACGCCGGAAGAAGATGGGGACGGGAATCTCGCCGCTACAACCTCGGGCTTCGACTGCTTGGAGGCATGGGTCGCATTCGACTTGCACCGATGCGGCGACACCCCAAAGCCGTACGACGTTTCAACGTATGCCGGGCTCACCTTCCGATACCGCGGCGCGGCGGTTCGGGTTGTGGTCGTTGTCGACCCGTCGTGGCCTCCCGCAGAATCCCGCGGCAAGGGTTTTGCCGCGGCAGAGTCGTGGACCCAAGCGAGCGTTACGTGGGAGGAACTCCGTGGCGACCAGGTGATCGGGACGCCACCGATGAAGCCGCAGCCGACGGGTGAGCCGCGCGCCTTTGATGTGGAGTCGGTGATCGGCGTGATGTTCGTCTCAGGCGGCCCAGACGTCGAGCTCTGGGTCGATGACGTGAGTTTTCTCTGATGGGGACACTGTCGGCGGTTCACTGGCTGCTCGTGATCCTTGTGGTACTTGCCGCGTGCGTCGCCCCGGTCGCCGGCATCGTCGCGATCGTTTACTTCGTCACGCGCCGGAACCAGCAAGCCACTCCCGCCCACCCTCGATCGCCTGAGCCACGATCTCCCGAAGCTCCTCGAGAGTAAACACCCGCTCGGAGTCCACGTGAAACACGTATTCCCCGATGGGCTTCGGCGCTTTTCTGCCGGCGCGGCCAGGCGTTCCGTTCACGCCAGCGGCAAGAGCGTAGGTTCCGTTCGGAGGCCTCGTGTTCCCGTCCCACGCGGCCGATTGAATGAGTACCGACGATGCAATCCGAAAGTCGTAGCCCGGCACGACCTCAGAATAGGTTTCGATGACCTCGCCCTGCGAGATCGTGAGCGTGAAAACCTGCTGAGCCGCTTCCGCAAACGCCGTATCGCGCGCGTCCCACGTCTGGAGCGCGGAAGTCTTCACTTCGGCGTCGAGACCCAGGGAGTCGAGCGCATCCTCAAGCTTTTTGCGCTCACGAGGCACGGCAAGCCCAGCTCGTGCCACCCGGTAGTCTGGCCACCGCTCGGTGATGATCTCTTCGGCTCGGGCGCGCGTCCCAGGATCGAGTGATCCGAGGTACGCGGCGGCCTCTTGCTGCAACGCAGCGAGCGCCGGGTCTGTGGAGAGATGCTCAATGGTGCCAGATAGCGCGGTGATGGCCGATTGCCGGTGCTGCTCGGCGATGTCCGGATCGATTGGCGCGACAGTGAACGATGCGGCGGCTCCGTTCGCTACGGTGACCGCGATCCCGTTGCCGCTCGCCCCGGGCGGACGGGCGGTCAGGGTGAGCCCGCCGATCGTGAGCGTCGCCGAAACGGCGGGCGTCGGCTCGATAGGATCGATCGCCTGCGTCGCCGCAACGGCCTCGTCGTATGCCTTCTCCCGCTCGAGCTCGTCGCGAAAAGCGCCGTACGTTCGCAGCCTGTCCGCGAGCGCTTCGCCGTGCGGGACACGGAAGCCCGTCTCGCTCGGAAGCTGCGCCTCAATCGCTCCGGCGACCTCGGCCCAGTCGGTCACGCGAGACCCGCGACGAGCTTCAGGGTCGCGATCGTGCCCGGGTCAGCTCCGCAAGCGAGCACGAGCGCGAAGCCTTGGTCATCGGCGGTTCCGCCGGGAAGGCCACCGTTTGTGATGGTCCCGAGATCATTCGACCAGTCACCGACGCGCCCCTCGAGCGTGATCAGATGAATTCCGGCGCGCCCTAGCGTGGCGGTGAGTTCGACAGCCAGGGCTGCCGACGCCGAGAGTCCTGCAATCGCGGCGACCACTTCAGCGATCAACGCGGCAATCGCGGAAAAGTCCACGACGGCGCCCGGTGCCGTGATGGCTAGGTTCAAGCTCGCCAGGACGCGGGTCGCAACGTCGATGCTTGCGACGACGCCCGGCGGCTTCAGCACCAGCGCGAGTTGCGACTTGAGGGCGCCCGCGAGTTTTGCCGCCAGTTGTGGCAGGATCAGCGCCGTCGATGACTCAAGCGCGATGACGCCTTGCATCGTCATCGGGAGCAGCGTCCCGATTGAGCCGCCCGCTACGTAGGTGGCGGCCACGGGCTACACCAAGAGCTGGTCAGAGCCCGTCTCGATGATGCCAACGCCGGCCTCTACGACCGTGATCACGCCCACCGCGGGAGCGCCGCCAACCGTGCCCGAGAATGGCAAAACAGGCGGCCAGGGGACCGTGACTGTGCCACCCACGTAAGCCGCCCCGCGCGCCTGGTCGCCGACTTGAATGCTCGTCGCGAACGCCCCTTGGTCGAAACCCGTTACGTACGGTATCGCCGGATCACCATCTTCCCAGCCAACCAAGCAAGTCGCACCGGGGAGCAGCTTGAGCGTCGCGATCGGGATGCCGACGCGGACGTTGCAGTCACCGACGCCGCGCCCCTTCATGCGGTCGTCCGTGACCGTGACGTCGACCCGGCCGCTCGCCTTCTGTCGGTCCACTTTGCAGCGGTACCGGTAGGCATACTCCGTCTCGGAGCGGATGCGCCTGAGAAACGCGTCCATTGCTGACCGCACGCCGTTGGCATTCAGCTCTTGCGTGGACCCGCGGCGCCCGACCCGGTGCGTAACGGACTCGACGCGCTGCCCTCGGCAGATGACGCCGGGAACGATGCTGGGCTCGTTCGGTTCGATGGTGATCGATCCCGTAGCCCAATCCTCGTCCGTCACGACGCCGGTCGGGGTGACCTCGGGCCAACCGTCCACGCCGACCCAAATGGTGCCGTCACGGAGCGTGCGCCACGTCGCGCCCTGCCGGTCGAGTAGCTTGGTGAGCGCCACTTGCCCGGGGCCCTTCGAGCGCTGCCAGGCGGGGATCTGGGCGTCGAGGACAGACGCCTGCGACTCGGTGGAGAGCGTTTCGCCGGCATCCCGGAGGATGTCCGCCACGACCGTCCGCACGCGCGTGACGCCGCCCGCGTAGTTTCGTGGGTCGAGGTCGCGCTGGAGACCGCCGGCTCCACCAACGACCTTGACCTTCGTCTTGCCTGCGTGCGCGCCGGAGCGGGACGGCAAAACGGTCCCGCGAAACTCGATGCCATCGATCTGGAAGACGAGAAGCCCGCTCGGCGCCTGTTCCTCGTCGAGATCGAGCGTCACCTCGGCGTGCCACGTGCCGACGCGCTGCATCGTCACCTCGGCGTCGAGAACTGGTGCCCCGGCGCCGCTCGGGTAGGCGGTCGGCGAGGCGACGGCCGAGCGGACACCGCGCGCGAGGGCATCGGTGAGCCTCGGCGTGAGGGTTCGGCGCGCCTCTTCTCGCTCGGACGTTGATAGGCCGATGCCGAGGAGCGAGGCCTCGATGGCGGCCGTCAGCTTGGCGTTTAGGCTCGATTGCAGGCGCCCGACGGCGGCGACTCCGAACGTGGGCGAAGCGGCTCCAGCTGACACGGAGGCATTCAGACTCACCGCGCCGGTCACCTCGACACCAGTCCCGACGGTCGCGACCGCGCCGATCCCGAGCTCGGCCGCAAGCTTTGACCGAACGGAAGTGGTGAGGGCGCCGCCGAGTGACGCGAGGGCTGTAGCGTCGAGCGAGAGCTGAGCCGAGAGCTCCGCCGGGATCGCCTTTTCGACGGCGATGCCGACCGCGGCCTCGATCTTCTTTCGCTGCGTGAGTGAGAGCGCCAACTAGAATCCTCTGCCGCCGCCAGCGCCGAGATCGTCGTCGTTGAAGCTGTCCATGACCGTCTCGGGGTTGTCGGGCATCGCACTCAAGTTTTTCAGCCCGTCCCTTCGATTCCGCTCAATCGCATCGCGCGCCAGCTTGTCCGCTAGTAGGACGTTTGCCGCCTCGCGATTGGTCATCGATCCGCGGCCCGCGGGCGGTTGGAGCTTCTTCACGTTCTTCGTTTCCTTGGGTGCGTCGAACCACTCCTCGAGGTGGATCGTGACGACCCAGGGTTTGCCGGCTTTCGGTTGGTCGGTATCGATCGATAGAATGCGGACGGCGACGATGCCGTGAAGGTTTACAAGGGGGTGAATGATGCCGACCGGCGCACGTTCACGACCTGGGCGCCGCGGATTGATCTGTGTGAGCACGCCCTCGTAGGCCGCGAGGTGGCTCGTGTTCATCTCGCCGACGAGCTTGAATTTCGACGACTCCGAGCCGAGGTCTTTGCTCGTCGGCTGGTCGCTACCCTTCGCCTTCTTGGTCTGCACCTCGATGGCGAGCTTGAGGCCCTGCACGGACCAGAAGCCCGGGAGCTTCGCTTCGCCGAGGATGGGGTTGTCCCAGTCCTTGGAATTCGCGTGCGAGCCGTCCCATGCGGGCGTGCCGGCGGGTTCGGTGGCGGCCATTGCGTGGGTGTTTTCGGTGGTGACGAAGGCGGCGAGTGGCGCCAGAAGGAACGCCCGCCGCGTGAGCTTCATCAGGCGGTCTCGATCGCGCCGAGAAACTTCTTGAGGGCCGCGGCGCCGACCTCTTCACCGGCCGCGTTCGGGTCGCCCTTGTGATCGACCGCTTCGACGTTGGTCGTCTGGTTCAGGGTGCCGATGTTGACGACTTTGCCGCCAGCCGCGCCCGGGGCTGACGCCACGCCGCGATTCTCGAGTCCAGCGGTCGTGCCGCGGAGCCTGAGCGCCTCCGCGCGGGTGTTCAGATCCATGCGCTCAGCGATGCGCTCCTCCGAGGTGGCGATGTTCCAGCGCGAAACGTCCGAGCGGCCCGTCATGAAAGCCTTCCCGGCCTTCGCCGCCATGTCGAAATCACCCTGAATCGCGAACACGAGAGCCTCGATACCGGCGAGCACCACCTTGAGGGGCGAGAACGCGTAGAAGAGCGCCCGCACGGCGTCTTCTGCGAAGAAGAAGGCTTCGCCGAGGAAGAGCGCAACGTTGCCCAGTCCCCCGATGTCGTTTTTGACTTTGTCGGCACCCGCGGAGAGCAGGAAGAACATCTCGTTGGCGACGACGCTCATCGTGTTCTTGATGATCGGGAGGTCCCGCTGGAAGTCCTCGAATATGCGCGCCACGAGGTTCGTCGTCGGCGCCTCAAGTTCGCTCCCGATGTCGATGAGGGTGTTTTTGATCGCCCCCTTCATCTGGGCGAGCATGCCGCTGATCTTCGTGCTCGCGAACTTGGTCGCTATGTCGCCGACGTTCTCCTCGTGAGCCTTGATCTTGATCGCTTGGATGATCGCGGGGATGGCGAACTCGGAGGTGATCTCCTTGCCCTTCTGCATCGCAAGGATCTCCTTGCGAGTCTTGCCAAGCCGCTTTTCTAGCTCTCGGTAAACGAGCTCAGCCGAGATGCCGCGATCGGCGAGCTGCCCCGTGAGCTCCTCCGCCTGGAGGACGCCCTTCATCTTGATCTGGCTGATCGCGCGAAGGATGCCCTTCACGTCGTCGGCCGTGGCGCCGAGCGCCTGCATGTCGGCGGACGCGCGGAGCAGCTCGCGAGCCTGGCCTACCTCGAATTGGGCAGCGAGGAGCTTCCGGTAGTCGTCGGTCGTATCCTCGATGTCGAGGCCCAGCCGCTGCGCTTCGCCGCGGACGAAGTTGAACTCCTCGCGCCCCAGGCGGGCGTCGCCCATGAGGGAGCCGAAGGCCAGGCGGGAGCGTTGGCCGAAGTCGAGGGCGTGCGCCGTTGCGGTGGCGAAAGAGACGCCAATGGCCGCCACTGCTGCCGTGGCCGCAAGTGCCGCGCCTGTGATCGCGGCGACGCCATACGCGGACAGCTTGCCGCCGAAAACAGGCCCAACGTCGCCCGCGTTCTTCTGCTCCAGCGCGAAGTGCTTGCGCATCGCCGCTTCCGTGCGGCCGAGCTCCCGTCGCGACGTGACGAGCCCACCCGACAGACGGCGCACGGCCGCCTCTGCGCGTCGCGCCGGCGCATTCACCTGCTCATGCAGGCGTAGGTAGAAGTCTGCGGTGTCGGCTGCCACGTTACTTGAACCAGGCCTTGTGTATGAGCCGCGCGATCGTCGCGTTCGTGGCTTGATCGTCGGCCACCATCAGCGCACCGAGCAGCGCGTCCTCGGTGGGGTCGCCGTACTCGTCGCGCTCGTACGTACCCGACAAAGCCAAAACGGCCCGAGCGCCCTCTAGGAGGTCGCTTCGGGCCGTTTCTAGTCTTTTCCCAGGAGTTGAACGTCCACCCTCTGGCCGAAAGCCAGATCCTTCACCGCCTGGAACAAGAGGTCGTGGAGAGCCGGGGCTTCCTCGAGGATGGCCGTCGCGTCGCCGACGCAACACATCGCGAGGATGAGATTGTCCTCGTGTGTGTACTCGTCGAAGCGCCCGGGCGGGTGTTTGCGCGGCTCGCCTTCGAACCTGGCCCACTCCGCGCGAGTCGGCTTCCGGAACACCGTGAGGCGTCCATGGATCCGCATCGGACGGACGAGCCCGTGCTTCTTCTTGAGCTCGTCGACCTGGCGCCGCTCTTCGGGCGTGAGTTCTGGGGATGGACTGGGGGTTTGTTCGTCTGCCACGTGTGTGCCTCCGTGGTAGGCGCTAAATTGCGTCTACTTGTTCGTCAGAGCGTGTTCCCGAACGGGTCGCGCCCGTTCCGGTAGATGTTGAGCGGCGTCAGGCTGAGTGGGACCATCATGGCCTCGGGGCCCTGCTTGAAAGCAGACTCCCAACTCTTGACCTTGCAGCTCCAGAGCACGTCTTGGCGCGCGGGGATGCTGCCGCCGCGGTAAAGGTTCGACGCGATATTGAGTCGCGCCATCGCGTACCCGATGCCCAAGTCCTCGAGCACGTCTTCGATGTAGTTGGTCCAATAGCGTTCGAACGTGAGCGAGCCCTCGAACGAAAACACGCTGTCCGTGAAATCCTGAGGTAGGCGATTCGAACCGTACATGGCCTCGAACTCTGCCGTGTCCGTGTAGTTGCACTCGCGAACACCGTCCGCGAAGGGCAGTGACAGGAGCAGACGCAGCTGATCGCCCTCGATGACACAGAGGTCGATCGTGACGGTCTGCGATTGGAAGTCGAACGCGGCCTTTTGAACTTGCGCGGGCATGCTACGCGGCCTCCAGCTGACGAGTGAGCCCGATGACGATCGTTCCGCCCTCGATTGGCACCGTTGGCACGATGCGCCCCGTCATCCGGAGCTCGCGCAAGGTGAGAAAGTCGAAGTCGGTCGGTACGATGATCTGCCAACCGCTCGCGTGGCTCGGCAAGCCGTCCTTCGTCGGCCGGTCGAGCTTGCTCTTGACCGGGCCCGTGAGGCTCATCTGGACACGGAGCGCGTCCACGGGATGGAGATTCCCCGAGCCGTCCGTGAGCGCCCGGAGCTTGCTGTTCACCCAGTTGTCGGCCGCCATGACCATCTGGGTGCTCATCTCGTCGGTGATGACGCCGTAATCCCAGAAGAGGAAGTCCGAGCCGACGCCGCTCTTCAGGAAGCCGGTCGTGATGTACGCGCCGCCCGTCTGGTTGCGGCGGGTCATCAGGGTGATGATCTTGTTGCTCGCCGAGAACGCCGTTGATCGGCCCTCGTCGTGCGAAAGCGTCGTCGTCTTGACGCTGCGGAGGGCACCCGACTTCACGCGCCCGAGGTTCTCGCTGATCTCGGCCTCGCTTGCGCGCACCGCGACCGGCTGCATGATCGAGACGAACGGGAGCCCGAATCCCACGGTGGGGAGCGCGCTCGTCATCTCGCAGCGGCCGTAACAGGCGGCGACTCGAGTATCCGAGAAGGCGGCGACGTAGTTCGCTAGGACGTTCGTGGTCGTGTCGAGCGACCCGCAATCCATGATGGCCCGCGCGAAGTGGTCTAACCCCTCGAGCGTCGCCATGTGGGTAGCGATTGCCGCCGCGTTCGTGGCCGCCGCCGCCGCGTCCAGCGGGATGCCCGTGAAGTAGACCTTCCGGATCTTCTTGCCGATGAGGAGTGCCGACGCGAGGAGCGCCGTGATGCCGTCGGAGAGGTTGGTGGTGTTCCAGTGCGCCTGCGTGCACGTGAACGTGTGCAGGTCGTCGTCCTCAAAGTCCGGCGTTCCGGCCTGGAGGTTGAACGTGAGCGTGATGCCGGAATTGGGCATCAGGTACGTCCCGCCGCTCGGGATCGTGATCTCCTCCGACCAGGTGTTCCTGTTGTCGAGTGAGAAGCGGAACTTCCCGTCGCCCAGGGCGGCCGTCGTGGCCGTGATCTCGACGGTACCGCGGAAGTCGCGCGTTGCCGCTCCGGAGAGCGTGATCGTGCCGACCGAGGTGCCGATACGAGTCGCGGTGACGGCCGAATTGGTGGCCGCGACGGAGCCAGTGAGCTTCAGGAAGAGCGCGCGGCCCGCCACCCTGAGGACGGGCATGCCGACCTCGGTAAGGGCCCCGTAGCCGAGCGTCGCCTTGACGCCCGTGGTCTGGTCGTCGGCGCTCGCGCTCGTGAAGTCGTAGAGGGTCGCGACCGTGCCGGCGCTCGAGCAGCCGATGACGAGCGGGACTTCCGCCGGCTCGGCGCCGAGGGCGAGGCCGCCGTCTGCGATCTGGACGTCGAATTGCGCGGGGTAGGACATCAGTTCGCCTTCTCACCGATGCGGTATTCGCGGCCGTCCTTGCCGACGCGCACCTTGTTGCCCTTGTGCTTGGACAGGGCGCCCGGGTGCGGCTTCGGCGTGCCGTCGAATTTCGGGTGAAGAACCGGGTTTCCCCACCGGTCGCGCGCCGCCTCTTCAGCGTCGGGCGTGCGCTCGTCTTTGGTGCCCTTCTTCAGGTACACGTCGACCGGGTGAGATGCGGCGAGCGCGGCGAGGTAGTCCTCGCTCGTGAGTTCGATCGGCGCGCCCTCGTTGTGCTCGTGGTCGTCCCAGCCATGGAGCGCTTTCGCGGCCTCGTGCTTGGCTGAGCCCAGCAGGCTGGAAAGCATCTGGACCGTGCCCTCGTCGACAAGTTGCGGCCTTTTCGGCTTCGGGCCGTGACCGAGGGCAAGCGCCCACTCGCGCGGGCTGCGCTTCTCCGTGGCGGCAGGTGCCGTCGCGGGTTGCGGAGTGGACTTCTCCGCCTTCGTCGATGCTTTCGCTTCGTCGCTCATGAAACTTCGGCCTCGGCAGCGCGGGAGCTGCGGTGAGGAAGTGGCTTGTTTTTGCGGGACGGCGCGCTCAGCCGGACCAGCGGTTCAGATCGAATTCGACCGTCGCGTCCGCTTCGTCAGGAGGATTCGCGATGCCGACGCGGAGCTGGTGGCCTTCGACGGTGACGATCTCGAACTCGCCGTCGTAGTTCTTGGCCACCGGGATCCAGATCGGTACCTTGACGGTGACGACCTCGACTCCGTGGCGCATTCCCGGGCCGACCACTTGCGATCGGAACTCGTACTCCGTACCCGCCGCGTCCCACATGAAGCGGTCAGGGTAGGTACGGTCGGCCGCCATCCAGAGGCGATCGAGCACCCTTGTCGCGTGCTCCTCGGACGTGTGCCAAATCTTGATGCCGGCGAGCGCCTCGCGCGCACCGAGGAAAGTGGGCTGCGGCGCGATTGGCTCGGTCAGCGTGGCTGGCACGACCGGGTTCGCCGTACGGGCAAACCTCCCGCCCATTTCGATCCAGCAGATGCGCGGTGGCGAGGGATCGATCGCGTCGTTCCAGACCTTGCGCTCAAGCACGAGCTCGGGAACCGCGCGCCCTTCGGCCGTCAGGATCGTTTCAAGCTGCGCGTGTACCGCCTGAACCAGTGCCCGAAACTCGGATTCCGCCACCGATGAGCCTCAGCCGTTGCCGGCAGTATTTGGTGAAGATCGAGCGGAACTCGGAGGCGAGCTGCGTCGGGAGTCGTTTGCCGGGGAGCACGCGGCGCTGCGCCATTCGACTCGTCCCCGACTGGTGGAACCGGAGGTAGGGCGCCGTCGTGCCGATCTTGTACCCGCGCTGATTGATCGTGGCTTTGCGGAACCGCCGAAGGTTTCCGGTCTTGCCGCGAAGGATCTTGCGGCCGTCGGGGCGCTTCTTTGGCTTCCAGGGCTTGCCAAACGGGTCTCTTTCGGTCTCGAACTCGCGCGCCACCTGACGAAGGTGCGCCTCCGCCATCTCGTTGGCGCAATCGAACGCGAGTCCGCGCGACGCGAGTTGCCCGATGCTCTTTTCCCAGCGCTTGAGCGTCTGGAAATCCCCGAAGAGCGGCATCAGGTGGTGAAGCCCTGGAGCGCTTGCTCCATGCCTTGCGCGCGGATCATCCGGCGCAGTGGACGCGAGGCGTCGTAGTCGACGATCGCGAACCGTTCGCCGTCCGGGTTGTTCGGTCCCGTGACTATGAGGAGCCGACTCTCGCCGGCCCCAAGCTCACGGGTAAAGATCTCGTCGAGCGAGTCACTCGGGGTGACCGGCCCGACCATGATGATGTTTGATGGCGCGTTGCCGAACGGCACGTCGTCGGATTTCTCCCAGACGATCCGCGGATTCTGGCTCTGCGCCTCGACGATCGGGGTGCGCTCGCTGGTGATCCCGCCCTGCCCAGTCGTCTCGTTCGCGTACTCGATGACCACCGCCACCGAATGCGGGCGGAAGCCGAGGTCACCAGCAATCGACCGTGCGTCAAATACAACAGGGAGAAGGTCGTCGGCGAGAGTCACGCCGCCGCTCGCTCAGCCTCGACCGGCTTTCGAAGCTCGCTCACGTCGGCGACGTAGGGCGTGTTCCCGTCGTAGTGAGGGAGCACGACTCCGGTGTGCATCCACACCTTGCCGCCGCACTCGCGCCACTTCCGGCAGAACGCGAGGTCTTCGGTGCCTTCGTGAATAGTCTGGTGAAAGAGCGCCGCGTAGCTCTCTCCGGCGCTCTGGTAGGTGTCCGCGGCGAACCGCTCGACCATGCGCTCGATGGCGGAGCGGGAGATCAGCAGAAACCCGGTACCAACGTGCGTTGCCTCGTAGAGCTCACCCTTCCGATTGGGGAGCAGAATGGCGGTAGGAGCCTTGCCGGGGGACTTGCGGCAGTAGGTGCCGCCAACGAAATCTTCACCAGTATCGAAAAGTCTTTGGGCGTCGGCCGGGCACCACCCGATGTCCGAGTCCACGAACAGGAGGTGCGAGCACTTGCCGTCCAGGAACCGCGCAACGAGGTTGTCACGCTGCCGCATGAGCCCCGTCCCGTTGATGATGGCCCAGTCGCAACCCTCGAACGTGTGCGAAGCCGCGATGACGCCTACCATGTAGACGCCGTGAACACGGGCGTCGTGGGTCGGGGTCGCGATGTAGGGACTGAAGGTCATCCGAGCGCCATCTCCCCCCCGCGCCAGCCGCCTTCGCCGAAGTAGTCGCTCGGGAGCTCTTCACGAGTGAAGCCGAAGCGAGCGGCGAGGCGATTGATCAGGATGCGGCCGTAGTCGCGCGAGGTGGTGACGGCGCCTTCGCTCTCACCGACGGAGTACCACTCAACGTCACCGACAATCGCCTTGAGCGATCCGGTTGCGCTCGAGCTCGTGCCGCCCGCCGCGATTGCCGCCTCGGCGAGTACGATCTTGGCCATGATGGCCTCGACGCTCGCTTGTGCGACCGCGTCGGCGCCGATCGTGTCCAGCATGCTCTCGAATCGCGTGTTGAGGTCGTAAAACCCAGCCGCGAATCCGAGGTACTGCCGGATCTGGTCCTCTTGGGCAGCCGTAAAGGCCATCGGCTACCTCGGCTCGGCAGACTTCTGTTTCTCGGGTTTGCCGCCCTTCGTCCGCTCAGCGAGCAGTGCCTCGGCCTTGATCGCGCGCTCCTCCGACGCGGTCGCTTGTGCGCTCGCCTCGGTGAGCAGCCTTTCGGCCGCGTCCTTGTCCGATGCCGCCGCCTTGAGCTTCTTCGTCAGCTCCGCGATCTGCTCGCGCGCGTCGCGTAGCTTACCGCGCTCGGCAGAAATCTCGACGCTCAGGGCCTCAACCTCTGCCTTTGCCGCGCGCTCCGCAGCCGCCGCGTCGTCCGCCTGCTTTCGCAAGGCGAGAAGCGGCGCCGCGTCGGAAGCCGCCCGCTCGTCAGCAACCCGAACCTGCGCCCGGAGCTCGGGCGCCGTCGGGGTCACGTCGAGCGGGAGACCGCGCGAGCGCACGGCTGGCACCAGGGCATCCGGTATTTCGACCGCGCCCCATGGCTCGCACGAGAAGCGTTCGCCTCCCATGTCCCACGAGAGCGCGTTCTTGCCCTGGTTGTAGAACCGCATGTCAGGCGTCCACGAGTTGGATCATCGCGCCGAGCGGAGCGCTCACGACGTGCGCACCAACGTCCGTCCGCATCTCCGTGAGGAGCGTGATGGCGGTCGTCTGGTTCGTGGCGTCGGCCGCCGCGATCGTGTTCGTGCCGTCGTTGTTGAAGTGCACGTTCGACGCCGAGAGGTGAGTGCCGTACTCGGCCTTCATCAGGTTCATCGCCGTGATGGCGGTGGTGAGATCAGTGGCGACCGCTGCGGCCGTGGCGGCACTGACGGCCGTGTTGTGCGCCCGGGTGTCGGCGAAATGCCGGTTGATCAGCTTCCTGAGGCCGTTCGTGAACGAAATGACGGTCGTCGAGTCGGTGGGGTTACCCCCGATGCTCAGGGCCGGAGTGTCGTCCGCTACGGTTCGCGCGCGGTAGTCGCCGCTCGTGACCTGCGTCGTGTCCGCGTGGAAGAACGACGCGACCGCCTCTTCCTGTCGCAGATTGTGGGCCGCCACGAGCGAGAAGATCATCTCGTCGGGCAAATTGCGCGTGGTGTATGCCATGGGTGTTTCCCGGAGCCCTTTCAGGCTTACGTGGTCGCGACGTTCTTACGGACGCCGCAGCTCTTCGGCTTCTCGACGATGAGCTGGCAGTTCGCCAGAACCTCGGCGCGCTTGGCCGGGCCGACCTCGGCAAGCGGATGGAACTTCATGTCGAGCGGGACCGACCCGTAGCCGTCCGTTGCCGGAACCGCGTCCTGGATCTCGAGCGGCACCTCGGAGTCGGGTAGCGTCTCGATGTGAACGTAGTTCGAGTTGATGTAGTAAATCTGGTTCGCCGTCGCGTCCTTCGACTTCAGGAACATGCAGTTGTCGATCTGGATGCCCTCGTAGCCGGCATCGAGACTGATGCGACCGCGCGACGTGTCCATCGTGGTCCAACGGCGGTTCGGGTCGAAGAGACCCGCGATCTTGTTGAACACGGCAGTCGGGCAGACCGCCATGTCGGGCGTTTCGCCACACGAGTCGTAGATCGCACCGAGATCCGCGCGGATGAGAGCGATCGTGGGCGCCGTGAGGGAGCCCGGATCCACCACGTACGGCTTCCAGTACGTCGAAGTCGTGCGATCGATCGTCGCGTAGGTGTTCGTGTCGTCGCCGATGGCAACGTCGAGCCCGGCGATGAGCGTGCCGGTGCCAAGCCCGTTGAAGAGCTCGTCTTCGACGAGCGCGGCGAGCGTGCTCATCGCGTCGACCTGGTTCTTCACCCAGAGGCGCTTGTTCCCGGCCGGCGTGTTCGAGGTCGCGGCCGAGTCCATCGCCAGCTTGGTGACGTGGATGTTGCCGCGGTAGAGCGCCCACGACAGGATCGCGTCGTCCTGCGCGTCGCTCCCGAAGTTCGCGGCCGTTGCGCCGTCCGTGTAGTTCTCCGCGATGTGACCAGAGGACTGCGCCACCCACGAGACGTTCTTCCCTCCGCCGCGAACGATCGGAAGCGTCTTCAGGAGCACCGTCCGACGGTTGATGTTCTGGACGATGCGGCCCCGGTATTCCTGGGCCTGGACGATGAGGGCAAGGGTTTGCGGCGTATCAGCCATGGGTCTGCTCTTTCTCTCCCGCGCGGCGGGCTATTCGGACGGTCGTTGTTGGTCGCCCGCGCGCAGCACCCAGCTCGTCATTGAGCGTGGGGAAACGGGCGAGCTCAGGTGAGATTCGGAAAGCGCTGCTTGTAGGCAGCGACGCGCTCTTCGGCGCGCCGATCGCGTTCGTCGTCGCTCGCGGCTTCGGCGTCGTAGCGAGGCATCCCGTCGGAGCCGGCCTGCACGCGGCGCGGTGCGCCTCCGCCCTTCGTGTCGCCGCCACCGGTCGGGGCGGGAGCGAAGAACTTGCCCTCGCTCGACTTGACCCAATGCTGGACGCCATCGGCGAGCGGCAGCGGGAGGTCCTCTTCCGCCTGGCCTGCGTACGGCGCCTTGCGAACGGTCAGGAGCGGGTTCCCCTGCTCGTCGAACGTGACGCGCTTCTGCGCGACGAAGAGATGAGACGCGGCGATCTCGAGCGCCTCGGGGCGAACCAGCGGCGCAAGCGCGCTCTTCAGCGTCGCCATGGCCTTCTCGTCGCGCGCGAGCAGAACGGCCTTTTGCCGCTCTTCGGCTTCGTTATTGAGGCTCGCCGTGACCTCTTCGAGCTTCGCCTTCAGGGCGGCGACCTCGGGGTCAGGCTTCTTGTCGCCGGGTTTCGGCTCGGGTGGCTCGGGCTTGAGCTTCGCGACCTCGGCCGCAATCTGCTCGCCGATCTTCAGGTCGCCGAGTGCTGCCTTTACGGCCTCGCCAACGGCTGCCGAAACGAGGCGCTTGCCCTCGCTCTTGAGCGCGCCACTGATGGCCGCGCCGATGGCGGCCTGCTGTTCGTCCGTGAAGGGCTTCGCGGGGTCACCGCCGCCGCTTCCGGTGCCGGTGTCTCCGGCCTTGTCGAACAGGGGGATGGTGGTTCCAAACGTACGCATGCCAATCCTTCCGGCCCTTGGCAGGGGGCCTCGCACCGATCCGGTCGGTGTCACCGCGCGCCGTTGCGATCGGCGTCTCGCCGGGCCGTTGACGGGTGGCCTGGAATCCCGCGCACCCGGTCTCCCGGGTGTTCAGGTACACTCAGCAGATGCCTCGTGACCTATTGATTGGCTGCGGCACGCGCCGCGAGAGAGTGATTGCGGCGGGTGGCCGCAAGGAGTGGGGCGAGCTCGTCACGCTCGACAACGTCGCGACGCACAAGCCCGACGTGCTTCACGATCTGCGAGAGCCGCGCTTGCCGTTCGACGACGATTCGTTCGACGAATTGCACGCGTACGAGGTTTTGGAGCACCTCGGCCCGCAAGGAGACGCCCGCTGCCTGCTCGGCCAATTCGCCGACTACTGGCGGGTGTTGAAGCCGGGCGGCCTGCTCTGCGGCACGTGTCCTTCGTGGAAATCCGTTTGGGCCTGGGGCGACCCGTCACACACTCGGATCATCTCGTCCGCAACGCTCGTGTTCCTCTCGCAGGCCGAGTACACGAAGCAGATCGGAAAGACCCCGATGAGCGACTTCCGTGAGTTCTACCGGGCCGACTTCGAGCCTGAGACAATCTGGGAGAACGATGCGCAGCTGGCGTTCGTTCTGCGGGCCGTGAAGCCGTCACGCATCAGCGTCTAGCGGCTCGGGCCGATACCCGTGATGATGATCCTGGCAAGTGCCCCGGCTGATGTGCTCGCGCCGGCGACGTAGACGACGCGCACGAAGTCGCCCGGATGCCCGTTGGTTATGAGACCTACGCCTGCACCAACCGCAGGCGCCGCATCCGTGCCGACGGTCGTGACGGCGGTCAGTGCCCCGGTCGCCGTTGCCGCGTTCTTCACCGCGAACGAGTACCGGATCGCTGAAGCGCCGGCCGCAAGCTGGGGAAAGTGGACCCAGTCAACCCAAAGGTTCGGGCCGACCTTGCGTTGAAGCCACACGTCGAGCGTGCCGCCCGTTGCGCCAACGAGCTGCGCCTCGACCATGAGCTCTAGGCAGCTCGAAAGGCCTGACGCCGACGCTCCAGCAACCGTGCTGGCTGCGGCGGGGCTTGTGCCGCTAAGATCCCAGCTTCCGCTCATCCTAAAGTCTCGCTCTCAAAATCTTCGCCCCGCGCCTGACAAGCTCGGGTTCAATCTGATCCCAGACGGTCCGACAGCCGACGGCCATCGCTTCCTGTCCGGGGACCCGCTCGGCCACCTGCGTGTCGAGCTGGATGAAGAGGTCGGCCGGCAACCCCGTGGGGTTACGGAGCAACCACTTTCGAAGGGCCCGCGCCATCGCGACGTTCTCGCAGACCCAGGGTCCCGGCACATCGAGCCAGCGTGAAGCCTTCTCAGAGCCGGCGGACCACTCGATGCCCTTTAGCTCCTCGCCGTCGTGGACCATGCGGCCCGCGGCGATCTTCTGAGCCAAGTGACTTTTTCCGCTACGGGGCCCGCCCGCTATCACCACCCGAGGGTGGCTTTGGTGGCTGAGCAACCTTGCCAGGCCGTTTAGCGCCGCTCGGTGCTTCTCCCGGTCGCTTGCCGAAAACCTCTGCGGCGAGCTCGCGCTCCCGTTCGGCATCTTCCGCGGGGTCAGTTGTGCCAGCTTGGATTTCCTCGCGGACGGTCGTCTTCAGCTGCTCGTCCATGTGAGGGAGCAGGAGTTCCGCGGTGCGTTCGTTGATCGCGACCTGGAACGTCTTGCTCGGGATCGTGCGCCCCGCTTCGGAGAGCGCCTTCAGGTTCTCGATGAATGCCGCCGCGTCGAGCGCCGCGAAGTCGTCGAGTCCCTCAACAGACCACGTGAAGTCTTCCCCGCGCGCCCGGCTGATGAGGTCGAGCGTGTACTTGATGGTCTCGCGGACGATGTGGGAGAACGCGACGAGCACGACCCGCGTTGACTCGGCGTCGCTCGCCTTGCTCTCGGCGGAGCGCCCGACGGCCGCGGCGTTGTTCTCCACGCCGAGCGCCATCTGGTGCGCGATGCGGAAAATCTCGTCCTTCTCGGCTTTGATCTCGGTGTCGAGTGCGGCGAAGTGATCGCCGGGAGGGGCGGACCAGGCCGTCTTGTCGTCCTTGTGGAGGACGATCTCGTACCCGGCGCCACTGATCTGCTTCTCGAAGTCGTCGGGACTGGTAACGAAGTACTCGCGCATCGCGTAGCAGGTCGAAGCGAGCGACCACGAGAGCGCGTTTACCTTCCGGAAGTGCGCGAGCTGCGGGGAACGCAGTCGGTTTGCCACCCAGAGCGCGGGCGGGAGGTCGAGGCAGACGAGCGGCACTCGTCCGAAGTTGTGAGGTATCGGCTCGCCGAAGCGGCCGATCTCGTCGTCCGCGTGAGGCTTCTTGTCCGAGTCGTATTCGACGCGGTAGGTCTCGACGCTCTCGGGCGTGAGGTAGTGCCAGGTCTCGACGACGCGCTTCCGGTCGCCGGATAGCCCCTGGCGCTTCCGCTCCTCGTGATGCGTTACCGCCCAGAGGAGCCGCCCGTCCTCGCCGGTGTCCCAGTCGAGCACGTCGCAGCCGTCGAGATTCTCGACCCAGCAGTCCCCGAGCTTGCGGGCCTCAAAGTCGAGGGCGCTTTCGGGAGTCGGGCCGCCGTCGGTCGGCTGGTGCAGCCGGAGCCACCCGGAGCGCTCGACCATTGCCGAGGTGAGGAGCGACTTGAATAGGTCGTCGAGGTCGGTTCCGCCGCGGTCGCAGTCCTCACGGAATTCAGACCAGTAATCCCCGGGCGACTCGACCGGCTTCTCGTCTCGCTTCGCCTTGCTGACCGTCCGGGAGACGAACAGCATCGAGGCGAAGTAGTCAATGATCGGGCCGAGGTAGTTGCGATACTGCGCCTCTTTCAGGCGCGTGGCGTATCGCTGCGGGCGCTCACGCTCGCGCTGGGGCAGCAGCGTCGGGTAGAGCCGCTCGAGTTTCTCGGCACCCTCGTAGAGTCCGCACAGCTCCGCGCGTCGCGCTTCGTTGTGGCTCGGGTGACGTTGGTTGAGCTGGGCGTAGGTCGGCAAGTTGGGGGTCCCCAGCAGATCAGCGCGCTCATGCTCGGTCCGGCGCTGCGACTCTTGAAGATGATCACGATTGCACGCGGCGGTAGCTGAACACTGGGATCTGCCGGACCGCCCAGCCGATCGCTTCGGCCATCACGAGGTCGTCTTGTGCACCGTGCTGCGCTTCGGCCTTGCCGGAGTCGGTGATCACGAAGGTGCGGAACTGCTCAAGCACCAGCTCATCGCGCGTCTTCCAAAGACCGCGCCGATGCGCGTCCTCGAGCGCGTCAAGCATGGTCGGCCGCGTCACCGCATTGGTGGGCCAGCCGGGCTTTTCGTCCGCGTGGACGTAAATCTTCTTGTACTTCTCTTCACGCTCGAGCGCCTGGAGCACGGCGTGGCCGTGATTGTTTCGCTCAACGGCAATCAGTGCGTCGCCGAACTCGCGGCCGATTGTGGCCGCGGACTTCGCGAGCTCCCACGGCTGGTACTGGCCGACGATCGTCGCGCAGTGCTCGCCGGTTGAACGCTCCCGAAGGATGCCGCCGCTCGGGTCACCGCCGCCGCCCTCGGAAGTGTCGAGGGAGAGGATGTAGGATTTGCCGGGCTCGTACCGACGAAACAACCGAACGCGAGCGCGTTCACGAAGTTCGATCGGCGCAGCTCGCTTCGTGCCGAGCGCCGCGGTCACCTCGGCGTCGAAGAACGCGCGCCCGGAAACGAGGAAGCAGGTTTCCGGATCGCTCGGATACTCCTGAGTGGTAAGGGCCTTCCCCTTCTCGGCGACCTTGCGCCGGTACCACTTCAGCTGCGCCGGGTTGACCCCAAGCGCGACGAGCTTTTCTTCCTGCTCGGACGCTGGCGTGATGGCCTCGCCAACGTCGAGCTCAAGCGTGTACTCCGGGTGGTCCCACCAGCGGAAGAAGTGCGCGCGGTAGCCGCTCTCGTGGCGGATCGCCGCTTGCCACTGGTCGTAATAGAACCCGCCAACGCCGTTGGGCGTTGACTCGTTCACGATCTCGGAGCCGTGCTCGGGTCCGGGTACCGACTCCAACAGGGAGTTGAAGGTTGTTTCGGCGCGCTCGAAGAACGCGGCCTCTGTGACGTGGAGTCGGTTGACCGTGCCGCCGCGCCCCTTCTTCGCCGCCGCTGCCTCGGATGCGCCGGCCTGGATGATGCGCATCGTCGAGTCGCGCGCCGGGAGCGACCACTCGCCGACGGCCTCACGCCCGAAGTCGAGCCGAAGCCCGGCGCGGGCCAGCGAATCAAAGAACAAGCGGAACTTGTCCGCGATGTCCTTGAAGGGCGCGCCGTCCGTCTGCGACTGGCAGACCACGACAACGCGGGCGCCGGGACGAGTAACAAAGAACCAGAGGTCACGCGCCGCCTCGAGCGTCGTGATGTAGACCTGGCGCGGCTTGAGGATGATGTCCCGCGCCGTGCGTTGCGCGTCGTACTGCCGCTGAATCGGCGAAAGCGCGAATCGAATCCGCCCGCCGCCGCCCTTGGGCTGTATTTGAAGTAAGCCGCAGAACCGTCGAAAGTCGGCGAGCGCCCAGGCTAGGAACTCGGCTCGCTGTCGTCTGTCGGTTCCGGCTCCGTCGGCGGGCATGCTGCGTTCGCTTCCGCCCCGCGCCTCATCTCGTCGAGCTCATCGAGTCCGACCGCCGAGACCTTCGCGTTGATGTCACGCTTCTCGGGAGCGTAGAGACCGAGCAGCTTCGCGCGCTGATCTTGGATTTTGACGAGGCGATCGAGGGCCTTGAGCGTCAGCTCGTCACCGTCTTCGGGGTCCGCGGAGTTGCCGCCAGTCAGGACCTTCTCGACGATGTCGAGCGCCCGTTCCAGCCGGCGAAGCTCGAGGCCAAGCTCGGCCTGCACGTCGTCCTCGGCCTGCTTGGCCGTCTCTCGCATGGCCGTTCGAACGTCGTCGTGCGCCGTCGCCACCCCGATTTGGAGCGCGTCCGCGATCTCGCGAATCGTCTTGCCGCGCACCCGGAGCCGAATCGCCTCAGCTCGTCTGGCCGCTATCCGGTCTTCGTCGGCCGTGGTCATGTTCGGTCTCTATGGGCGTTCGGTCCCCGCATGTAGGTCCAGGTGCGATTCACCAGTCTCGAACTGGCAGCCGGCCTTTCCCGGAACCGCTTAGCAACCGGCGGGAGCCGCGAACGACTCCACTCGGGCGTGAGCCCTGCCGGCCAAATCTGTTGTTTCAGGCTTTCGAACGCCATGCCGAAGCCGAGCATCACCGCGAGCACCAGGAGCGCGTCGTCGGTGGCCACCCCGAGCACGTACCAGCGGTCGTCCTCGCCGTACCTGAGCAGCGTGAAGAACTCCGTGGCCGGCTCGACGGTCACGTTGACATCCCCGCCTGGCTCAGCACTTCATCCGCCCTGTCCCCCGCCTCATCCTCCGCTTCCGCCTTCACCCGTAGGCGATCGGCGATGCTGACTCGGAGCGGAGGGAGGAGACGTTCCACCCGTGGGCTCGTGTCCGCTCGCGCTTCGCTTTCAGGGAGTCGCGGCGGGTGTCGAGCTGGTAGGTCATGCCGGTGCGGGCCGGAACCGTTGGGATGGCCGGGGCGTCTGGGCGGCCCTCAGGATTTCTCCTGGTACCGCGCGAGCCCCTACACCCTACCCGGACCTGGTGTGCAGTTTTGAGTCATTCTCGGCGCACTCGAGGGCCGCAACGTCGGCCATATATTGCTGCGTAAGCTCGCGCCACTTTTCGAGATTGCGGATTCTTGCACCGTGCGAATTACTTTGCCGCTCGAGACGGGCGATTTTTGTACGAGCGTCCACCTGGTTGATCTCGATCTGGCCGAGCCGCTGATCGTCGGGCGGCTTGATCTCGTCGAGCGCGTTGACGCTCACGTAGAGCCTCCCTCGCCAGAGCTTTGTGAACCGGCGCTCATGGAAACTCTCGGCCGTGCGCACGATTCGGTAGACGCGCTGCCGGAGCACTCGCCGCGACAAGCCCTGTAGGTCCGTGTGGGTTTTTCGGAGGATCACGCCGAGGTCGTACAGGCGGATCCACCGGTCCGCGCGGGGCTCGGTCATTCGACCTCGGACTCCGGCAAATGCGGAACGTGCGCCGGCAGGAGCGCTCGGCGCTCGCCGATTCGCCGCGGGCGTGACGCTAGATCCTTCGCCGCTCGCCACTCCGTGTGACGCGCCGCACTGATCTTCTTGGCCTTCTCGAGGGCGGCGTTGATGACCCGCGAGTGTCGGCCCTTCTGCGGGTCCAGGCAGGCCACCATGAGCTTTTCCGGGTCGTCGCAATGCCGGAGCGCGAGGGCCGCGAAAGCCCCCAGCTGGGCCTCTGTGCCACGCCTGGTGTGAAAGGCCGTGGGCTTCTGCGTCTCGATCGCTCGGTTGTGCTCGATGTCCTCGGCGGTCGGGCAGGCGTCGCGGGCACCAAAGCCCTCGTCCGAGCGGAGCACCGCGGGCGGTGCGGTGTAGCGAAGCACGAGGTCCGCCCAACACTCAGGGGTGACGAGCTGCCGCGCGACCGTCAGGTGCCGATGCTTCTCCACGAGCCCGATCTGGGTCTTCCCCCAGCCGACCTGCTGATCCGAGTACGGGTCCGTGTTGGGGATGCCCGTGAACGGCCCGCCGTGCTCGAGTTGGGCAACGGTGCTCGCGAGCGTCCCGCGTTCCCCCATCGCCGTGTCGCCCATCAGCACGAGCCATTCGGCGTCCGAGTCGTAGTGTTCCTCGGGTGCTTTTCGGGGTCGTTTGGTCTTTGAATCGGTCACCGGGTCCAGCCCGGTAGCTTCACCATCGGCCATCGTGCTAACTTCCTTCCAAGTCCCGCCAGGAACCGGAAGGAGCCCGCGCCGAAAGGTCAGCGGGCTTTTTCTTGGGCCTCCCGCCGCGCGGCATTCCGCTCCCGAAAGCCGACGAGCCACCGCTTGTCGTCTCGGTGATCGAAGTATGCCTGGCCGTCCTTGTTCCAAGCGTGCCACTTGGGCGGCCAGTCTTCTGCTTCGGTCTCATCGATGACGCCGAGGCCAACCAGCTCAGCTAGGCAATTGAGCGAGTCCCGTGCGTCCATGTCCAAGTCGGATAGCCCAGTCCAGACCTCGTGGAACGCCTCGTCTTCCTGGGTCGACTCGATGGCCACGAACCCGGAGTCAAACATCAGGAGAAGCATGTGGTTGTGCTCAAACTCGATGCGACGCATGGCAAGCAAGCGTTGGCCGACGGCTTCGGTCACCCGGATCTGCGGCTTTAGCAGACGGAGCTTCGGCTCCGCGGCCTCGTACGCGTCCCACTCGTGTGTCGGCCACTTCTCCCGCGGCACTACTTCGCCTCCGGTATCGGCCCAAGCAACACGGGCATCCTCTTGCGCTCGAAACCAACAGTCCCACGGCCGCCCGCAAGGTACCGAGTGACGACGACGCACTCCTCCGGCGGGATGTCGCAGACGCGCCGGTACTGCTCGGCGCGCGCCTTCCACACGAGTGGCTCGGCGCAAACAACCGGCTCCGCCGGCACTGGCTCGTGGATGCACGATTCGCCATCTCCGGACTCTCGAACGGTCATCCGCACGCTTCCGTACTTTTGCCAGAACGCCGCCGCTAGCAACCCGCAGAGCTCAATCTGTTGCCCAAATACTTCGTTCTGGGCGTCGCGGATGTGGTCTGGAAGTCTCACTTCGCCCGACTCTCCCGCTGCACCAAGGCGCTCGCAAACACCCGCTCAGCCCGGTCTGTAATGTCGCGCCACGGCTTCTTACCGTCCGCTAGGTAGATCCGCTTCCCGCTCTTCAGCTCGGCGAGCAGCTTACCCGCTGTGCTGGCGACGCTTCGGCTGGTACGCCCCGTCCTCTTCCGCGCCTTCGGTTTCTTCTTGGTCTGCTTCTTGGTCATGGGGTGCCTTTCGTTCTCACATTCCGTTTCGTAGCCGCTCAACCATCCCCTGCGCCACCGCTCCAAACATCTCCCGCAGCATCGTGTGCATAATCGCCGCCGAGTTCTCCGTGAGCCACGCGTTCACCTTTTCCCCGAAGACGTAGCGCCCCTCGGAGCTGTCCCACTGCCCGCACCACTCCGGCTTCTGTAGCTCCGCTTTGACCAGCTCTTTCAGGTGCTCTCGATACACCTGCTCGGCCACCTCGTGGAACACGCTCGGGCGCTCATTTACGCGAACGTGTCCCCACTGATCGCGCTCCGGCGGACGCGGTTTGGTGAAGGCCTCGAGCTCCGTTTTCACCATCGCGTCCCACTGCTCGGGTGGAATGAGATCAACGAACGCGAGTCGGATCTTTTCCCGAAGCTGCTTCGCCGCGTCTTCGAGGTTCACCGTTTGGATCGCCTGCTCGCTCATGACTTGCCTTTCGTTCTCACAACTAGAATCTTCCTCTCGCCGCCGTCAGCCGCTGTCACCGTCACCCACCCGCGCTCTTCGCTCATCCACCAACGGAACCAGCGCCAGAAGCACCAGCCGATCACGAAGGCGTCGAACTCGTAGCCGTTCGCGCTGGTGAGGGTGATGTCGCCGATGGTGGCTTTCATCACCCTCCGCTCCTCTCCCGCGCCTGTTCGTCGAGGTACGACCCAATGAGTGCGAGCACCTCGAAGGCGTCCGGGTCATGGCGCGGGAAGCGTTCAGCTCGCATCTCGTCCAGGCGATCACTCGGGAGCTTCCCCGCCGGCTTCACGCTGTACACCTTGTCCCCGTGCTCGGTTTCGCCGGTGGGCGGATCGTCGCTCATTCTCTGAAGCTCACGCTTCGCCCACGCGATCCGCCTCTCTGCTTCCTCGGGTGAGCACGTGTCTTCTACGAGCTTGCCGAATTCGTCGTCGCCTCTCGCCTCGGCCGCGCGGCTCAGCTCATCGTCGCTGAGCGTGTAGCCGTTCGTGTAGGCGCCGGTCTTGTCGTCCCCGTGCACAACGGCATCGCCCGGCGGCACCACAGGCTTTCGTTCCCACCCGAGCGCCCCCATCATCTCGTCGTCCGGATCCCAAACTTCGCGCATGCCCTCGGGCGTGCTCACTTCGACGAAGATGCGCATGGTGGGTTCGCGGGGAGCCTCTGGGGGCGGGGACTGGGTGGGGGGGCCGTTGGTGGTCAAAGCACGTTCTCCGTCGAGATCATCTCGCTCCCACGCCACACTTCGCGATCCATCTCCACGTGCCACCTAGCCCTCTCGTAAAGCCGGGCGCGCTCGCTCGCGTAGAGAATGTCCGCCTCGCTGCGCACGGTGAATCGTCGATTGACGACGCGGGTGCCGCGATCGCTCACGATGTAGATAGCCCACAACACGTCTTGCTGCTCGCTCACCGCATCCCCCTTCGCGGACACGGCCGGTTGCAGAGGCGGGAGGGAGGGGGAGGGTGGGTCATGACTTCAGTTGTCCTTTCGTCCTCGCCATTGCCGACCCGTGCGCCGCGGCGAGCAGGTCTCGAAAGTGCGACCAGATCGGCGCGTACACCTCACGGATCTCCGGGCCCTCGTCGGCGAACGTGAAGTGGTCGATCCACATCTTCAAACCGTCCCAGTCGCCCTCGATCACGTCACCGATCGCGGCCTCACCGAGCAGCGTCGAGAACATGTTCACCGAACGAATCTTCGTCAGCTCGACGGACAGCTCCACGATCGTCTGTAGCCGCGCCCGTCGCTCCAGGCGATCGGCGCACCACCATGAGCGCTCGAACATCTTGGCGGTATGCCGCTCGACACCGTCCATCATTCTGCGGATCAAATCCGAGTGACTCATCACTTCCGCCTCCTATGCGGCGGCAACGCTGGCCTTCTGATCGACTCAGCCAACTCCGGCACCGTCCTCCCCGGCATCGCCACCCTCTCCCCCGAAAGCGTCCCGGAGCGTGGCCTCGGGTTGAAGGCGCCGTGGAGGGGGCGGCGGGTACGGGTGGGGTTGGGGTCGGCGGGGGTCATGCTGCGCTCTTCGGGAAGCGGATCGGGAGCTGGTTGCGCTGTCCGCGTCGACGTCGCTCGCGCTCGGCCTGCTCCTCGTCGGTCGGATAGGCCGTCTCGAGCCAGCGGAGGAGCGCTGGATCGACGGACGCGGCCTTGCGGGCGAGGTCGGGCGGAATGTCAGTTCGCATGCGCTATCCCCTCCACGGCACGCCACTTCGGCTCGACTATGAATACGCGCTCGTGGCGCAGAAGCAGCCTCTCCGATTCAGTCAGGGCGCGCCCGGAAAACAAAGCCAGCGTTGATTCGCGCAGTTTGCAGCGGAAGCATTCTGACGTGTCACCTATCCTGGTTCCCTCGTCGTCGTAGAACCAACCGGTCGACCTCTGGTCGAAGTTTTTCTTGTACCCCTTCAGTTGGCGGATAACGTCGCCCGCCGACCACTGCTCCAGCTCGCTTTTTACTTCGACTATTATTCCTCGGAAACCGATTGCCTTGTCGTGCTCCGCACAGAGACGACATTTCCATGACATGCAGATGTCGATGTGTCCCTTCCCGCACGGCCTCTCCACTACAATCAAAGGCTTACCTGGTGCACTCGCCCAACCGGCAGCTTGCACAACCGCGTTCGAGTTTTTCAGAAGCTCTGCCACAAGATCGTCATGACGACCCGGTCTAGCTTCCTCGATGTTTTTTCGTCTCGTCATGGCCACCACGCCTCGCGGCTACCGTATGTCACGAAGGCAAACGGGATTTCATCGTCGCTCCCCGGTGGCTTCACCCCGTAGTCCTCGTCGCTGTATCCGCCGCCTGCTGTCGTCGGCGATTCGCTAGGCCCCTTGTCACCACCGCGCGCACCACCCGAAAGGATGATGTTGTTCGCCACGACCTCGGTCTTGTAGCGCTTGTGACCCTCCTTGTCGTCGTAGCTCGATGTCCTGAGCCCACCTTCGACGAAAATGCGCGAGCCCTTGGCGAGGATCTTCGCCAGGGCTTCGCCGCGCTTCCCCCAGATGACGACGCTGTGCCACTCCGTGCGCTCCTGGCGGACCTTGTTGCGATCGAGGTACGTCTCGCTCGTGGCAAGCCGCAACTTGAGAACGGCCTGTCCGCCGCTCGTCATCCTGAGTTCCGGGTCAGCGCCTAGATTCCCAAGAAGCATACATCTGTTGAGTCCATCGGCCATCAGTAACTCCCTAGTGCGCGCTCTCCGTCGTCGTGCGCGCGGTTGATTTGTTCTTCACCCGTTACGGTCACGAAACTCGCGGTCACCAGGTCGAACGGCATGTCGATCCAAGCGTCCGTGAACGTTGGGCCGTCCTTGTTCTTGTGGACCTTCATCACGCGTTTCATTGGCTTCTCCTCCCCTTCGGAGTAACGCGCGCCGGTCGGCAACTTGTGACCCAGGAGCACATGATCCGCCATGTTCTCGAGGTCCCCCGATTCCTTCACGTCGTCCATCATCGGCTCGCGTCCCTCGATGCGCTTGAGCTGCGAAAGGATCAGTGTGTGCGCACCACCGACGCGACCGGCGTCGCTCAACACTTCCGCCACGTAGGTCACCTGGGAGCGCCGATCGCTTCCGAAGTTCTTCTTCGTCCGGAAGCGCTGGGCGTAGTCACACACGATGACACCGATCGATCGCTCTTTGCAGATCGCTCCGATGGCCTCCGCGCACCACTCCACGGTCTTTCCGATTGCGTTCAGGTAAAACGGATCACTGGGTGCCCGCATGGCGACCCTTTCGATCTTCTTGATGTCTCCCTCGTCGCATGTGTTGTCGCGGATACGGATCGCGTTCACGCCGGAGCGGCGAGCCACGATGCGCTTCCCGTACGTGAGCTGCGCGTCCTCCACGCTCACCACGAGCACCGGCACGCCGCGGCGTAGGTTCTCGTCGGCCACCATGATTCCCCAGCTCGACTTGCCCCAGCTCGTACTCGCGGCGACGAGCGAGACCATGCCGGGGCGAAGGCCGCAGAGGAGCGCGTCGATGTCAGCGTGTCCCGTCGTATGGCCGCGCGCAGCAACGCCGCTCTTCACGGCCGAGAGCACCTCGAAGCAAAGCGTCCGGATGTCCACCACGCCGAACCGCTGCTCGGCGCTTACGTAGCCCTGGGTCTCGCCTTCGTCGGCACCCGGTTCGCGCTCAGACTCGGACTCGTGGGCACCCTCGTTACTCTCTTCTGGGCCCGCGTAACGGTCTTCCCAGTCCTTCGGCGGCTCGAGCACGTGCCCGTCGTCGGGCGGCATCGCGGGCATGCTGCTCTTGTAGGTTTTCCACTCGTCTGGGCGATCGAGCAGGAATCCACGCGGCACCTTTTCGGACGCGAGAGCGCCCTTGATCTTGTGCTTCAGCTCACGCTCGCTCCACGGCGGAACGCATCTCGTGTTGTACTCACAGAGCAACGCGTACGCGCGATCCTCGCTGAGCGAGAACCCACGGATGAGCACGAGCGCAACGTCCCACGTTGACTGGTGACCCTTCTGGCCCGAAACCGCTGGGTCCATCTTCGCGATGTACCTGCGAGCTCGCTCCTCGGTGTTGGTTCGCTCAGAGCGCGAGACTACGACGGGCAGCGCGCGCACCGTCGGATCCGGCTTTCGGAGCCATGCGTCGACGTCGATGTCCGGACCGTCCCAGCTCTCCGCGTGCCACTCGGCTCCGCTCACCGTGCCCGGGAGGTACCAGAAGCGACTCGCGTCCTTCGGTGCCGGATCCACGTTCCCAACGGCTGGCGCGAGGCGCTTCCAAAGTTCCTCGAACTCAAACCACGAAGCCGAGCGGGAGAGCGGGAAGACCACGCGGAATCGGTCACCATGCCCCTGCTCGCGATGCTTTCGGCTCGTGTGCAAGAGGCCGCGCGCAATCGGACGGACGCGGTCGAGCACCGTGGCGATCGATTCGCCCTTGTCGAAGTCGAAGCATGCGGCGCAGACCGCGCGAGCGTTCTCCTTCGCGCGCTGGCATGGTTCAAAGCGCGTCGGGCTCCACCCCGGATGGTGGTCGCCGCCGAGAAATTCTGCCCGCGTCGAGAGCATGAGCTCGAGTTCGTTCCACGTGAGCTCGCGCTCTGTTCCGCTTGGGTCGAAGAGGCGATTCCAGAGGGTGATGATCATCGAAGTTCTCCGGCGAGGCGGATCTTTTCGGCGGGAGTGAGCGCACCAGATATTGCCGCCTTGCGTGCCACGCGAAGTATCCGGTTGAACGCGTTTTGGTTTCCGAAGATGTACGCGATCGAGTCGTGCGCCTGACGCTTGTCGTCGTCTCGCCCGTTCACCATGCCGTCTCCCATCGCGTGCTTCAGAACCAGGTCGCACGCCTCCGCCCCGTGCGCATCGATACACTCAGCCAGGGTTTCGGCGTCGCTGTTCCAGATACCGACGCCAAGCTTCGCGTCGGTGAAACCGAATGTCGCTTTCCAGGCTTCGAAGAGGGCCAGAACGTCCGCCCGTTGCTTCGGCGCGTTCCCGGTTAGGCTCTCGAGCATCCGGTCCCTCGGCTTGGGGGTAGGGGGATTTTCTTCCTCCGGAGGGGGCTGGGTTGGGCTGGGAGCGCGCGCGTGGGCGTGCTCGCGCGGGCGTGTGCCCGCTCGCGCGCGGGGGCTGTCCGCATGACTGTCCGGTTCGGACTGTCCGTCTCCGTCCGTTGCTGTGTCCGACGGACCGTCCGTTGCCGTGTCCGGTTGTTGTCCGCAGGACTGTCCGGCTTCGAGTAAGCGTTTCAGCTCCTCGCGCCGTCGCCGCTTCTGCTCCCTCGCCTTGCGCCGCCGGAACTCCTCAACCTCGACCGCCGTGCCGTGGTCGTCGTGGTCATGCAGTCGGTACCCGTGCTCAACCTTCAGCACGAGCCCGGGGCCCCGCGTGCCGTCGTCGCGCATCTTGCCGCAGCCAAGTAGTCCGTTCATTGCGCGGCCCCACGCCTCCGGTATGCCGGGCAGATCGTCGATCACGTCGTCGGGGATAAAGCCGCCCGAGTTGCTCTGTGAGACGTAGCCCTTGAGCGCGAGCCACACAGCGATCGCCTGCCAGCCGCCGAGGCGCACCGCGAGCTTCGTCTTGACGCTACTTAGGAACTCTTCCTTCACAATGATCAAGGCTTCACCCTCGTCTTCGCCATGATCATCGCCAGCGCGAGACGCAGCGGGATCGTGTCCTCACCGATCCCCAGGTTGCACTCGTCACAGGCGCAAATGAGATTCGCTTCCGAATTCATTTCGGCGTCCGTCATGCCGCTCTCTAGGCCTTGTTTTACGCTCACCATATGAGCCACGTGCATCGTGGCGCCGGAGTCAGGCCCCTTGCCGCAGAGCTGGCAGCGCCCATTGGCACTAGTGATCACTCGTGCCCGAAGCTTGGGTTTGATCGCCTCGTGCACAGTCTGGACGCTGCGGACTTTCTTACCCGTCTCCGTGCGCGGCGCGTTGTAGCAAAACCGATCGCAATCCACGCAACGGACCACGTCTTGCGCGCCAGTCTCGGTGATGTAGCCATCGGGGCACGAGCACCCGCGGCACACTTCGCGCATCGTGATGGGCTTGCGACCGTCACCGTCCATGGACACACTCCCGCCTTCCCGCCCCGCCATCGCGAAGCAGCACTCGCCCACTAAGTGGGGACGATGTCTCCCGGTAGTAGGTCCGGGAACGTCGTAATGTAACCCGCTCGGGTGAGCGATCACAAGGAAGATTGCGACAAAAAACGTCGGCTCGAGCGTTGCCTACTACAGCGAGCCCGAGCCGACGGACCAGGCTCTCGCCCGGACATCCTCCATTGAGCACACCTCCGCCCGCGCTGGCAACCCCACCCCTCCACCCCTGGCGCTTGGCGGGCATCAGGAGACCTCCTGGAAAAGCGACCGCTGAGCTGGCGGCGTCGCTGGCAGACACGCGGGAGCAAACCAAATCATCTCCTGGTCCTTCGTGCCGCTGCCCGAGTAGGTGTTACCGGAGCGCTCCCATTGGACAGCGTCCCATCCAGGAAGGTCGTAGTCGCCAACGTGGCCGGACAGCGCAATCGCGAGATCGGCGTGCTCTCGGCACCAATCGGCGACGTCTTGGGCGACGCTGTTCTTGACGCCGTAGATGCCTTCGAAGCTCTCGTACGGCGGGTCGAAGTAGATTGCGGTCCGCTCAGCGCCGTAATGGTTGTTGAGGCACCGTGACCACTCGCCGTGCACAACGCGGACGCGCTCGAGGCGAGTCGCCAAGATTCCGAGCCAGCGATGTGCGACGGCTCCGGAGGAGGTCCAGAAGCTAGGATCGGCGTTGCCGACGTGCGGCACCTGCCCGGTCGCCTGAATCCCCCTCCCGGCGTCGCTGACGTGTGGCACCTTGCCGGCGGCTTGAATGCCCATCCCGGCGGAGGTGACGTCGGCACCTGCCCGGTCGCCTGAATCCCCCTCCCGGCGTCGCTGACTCGCTTGAACTCCCATGCCTGGAGTCGTGATGTGCGGTCGCTGGTCCCACTTCGAGCGCCGCTCGCCCTTGTCCCAATCACACCACCCAGAGCCAATCCAGCAGCATTGACCCCAGAGCCACCAACCGGCGACCTTCGCGTCACCCGGCCAGTTCGGATCTTGTAGGCCCGCTTCGATGGCGCCACGCTGCTCCATCAGCCACCCGTGACGCGCACCGAGGTCCACATGCGAGACCGGGTAGTCAGCCCACTTCGCGACCTCGGCGGCCTGGTGAACAACCGAGCGCCAGAAATTCGCGATGAAGCCGTTCATGTCGCCGATGACCTCAAGCGAAGCGGGCTCGGGTGCCGCAAGAAGAACGGCAGCGGACCCGCAGAACGGTTCGATGTAGTGCTTCGGGCGTCCGAGGCGAGACCAGATCATGGGCGCGACGTCGCGCTTGCCTCCGAAGTAGGGGTACGGGGCGAGGAGTTGCGCGCTCACTGGGGGACCTCCGAGAAGAGCGCGACCTGCCCTGCTCTTCGTGCCGCAACCGTTGAGTTCTCGGTCTCCGCGATCAACCTGTCACGCGCGAGCTCGACCCATGGCGGATCACACTCGATGCCGATGAACCGACGCCCGAGCCTGAGCGCGGCGATCCCGGTTGCGGCGGACCCGCAAAACGCGTCCAGGATCACGTCACCCGGATCGGTGAACTGCTCGACGAGGCGCAGCATCAGATCGAGCGGCTTTTGGCAGGGGTGACGCTCGAGTTCTCCGCGGGTCCCGTTGAACACCCAGTGCGCATATGAGCCCTTCCCGTTCCACCGCTTCTCACCCGCGGCGTGCATGATGGCCAGGAACTCACATGCGCTCGCCGGCCTGTCCGCCGTGAGCTGACCCATCGAGTTCGGCTTGTACCAAACTCCACCGCGCACCCAGTGCTCGGAGCCAACGGCGTCGCGGTAGGCGCCGATGTTCTCGATGCTGGAAAAGCAGATGGTCCAGCGGCGAGAAACGCGGACGAGGTCCCGGGCGAAGTCGCACGATTCAAGCGGGGCAAACCCAAGGTCGACGCGTGGGATCCCGGAGCCTGACGTGAACCCGTCGAGCTGCCGCTTGAACGCGGTACCGGACGAGATGTTTGCCTGGGTGTGCTCGTCGTACGGCGGATCCGTAATCACGTGGTCGACGGAGCGATCCGGGAGCGTGGCGAGCACTTCGCGACAATCCCCATGCACGATCGCCCACGTTGCCTCCCCCTCCACCACCGCCCGCAAGCTACCCTCAGCCATCACTTCTGCAGCTCCTTCCCGAGCGCCAGGAACGCCTCGAGTGCAGCGTCGATCTTGGCTAGCTGTTCCCCCGCTGCGTCACGGAGCTCCGGATCAGTTGCCTCCGAGCGCTCGGCAAGCTCCATCTGTGAAGCGGAGAACCTGAGCGCGCGCTCGATCGTCGCCCCGTGGAAGAGCACGAGTGCGCCGACGCTGCGACGAAGCTCACTCATGTGGCCTCCCTCCGCCATCCCCTAACCACCGCGATCGCCTCTGACGCGCTCATGACGACGGCGATGCGAACGCAACGGGCTTTTGCCTTCGCGTGCCACTTGCGCTGCCCGTCGCTGAGCTTCCCCTCGGGCGTTTTGGTCTCGAGCCAGCCGTACACCGGGGAGACGACGACGGTGTCGGGCGTGCCCTTGCTTGCCCCTTGGAAGAACCCGCCCCGCGTCGGCACCTTCCCGCTGTTCACACGCTCGCACCAGAAGCCGGCCAGCTTCAGGGCTCGGCGGATGTTGAGGGAGATCTCGGTTTCGCTCACCGCTTCCTCCCGCGCATCTCCCGCGACGTAACGCGGACAGCTTCCTCGGCCTGCCTGACGGTGCACCGGTACTTTCGGGCGCAACCGCGGAAGGTGTGGCCGGCGAGGAAGTAGGGGGCGATGCGGAGGCGGGTCAGGGTGGTCATGGCTCGCCTCCGTTCGCGACCTTCAATGCATCAGCAACGTCCCACCCGCGGCGCAACCTGGTCACAATGGTATTGGGCTTGATCCCTAGTTGTTCAGCCCAATCCTGAACGGTCTGGGTCTTGGCTCCAATTGTGACGAAGTGGTTGTCGCGCTTGTTTCGCTGTTGAACTTTGCGGGTCGCCCAGCGACAGTTGCCCGGCTCGTAGTTGCCGTTCACGTCGACGCGATCGAGTTCCAGGTCTTCTGAGAACTCAGCCACCATGTCGGCAGCAAAGTTCTCGAACGAATGCAGCCAGCGCGGACACACAGTTATCCCACGTCCGCCGTAGTTGTGGAACTCGGAGCCTTTTTCGTTGCCGCACCTGGCCTTCATTGCTTGCCAACGGCGGTAGAGCGCTGACTTGGTTGCGCCATGCTTCTTTGGAAGCCGGGCTGCTTCCAGAACACCACACCCGCAAGACCGAGCGCGACCGCTTGCCAGGGTTGCGCCACGCACAACGGACGTGGCACCACAAGCGCAGCGACAAGCCCACAGCGTGGCTCCGTGCTTGTCACGGCCAGATTCAGAGATGACAGAGAGCCTGCCGAATGACATGCCAGATAGCTCAAGCTTCTTCGGCACCGCCGTCGTCCTCCTGGTTGCTGATTTCAAGTAGGATCGCCGCGTGGCACAAGTCCAACTGTCCCTCGGCCGGGAGCGCGCAAAAACAGCCGAGCGACTTTCCCCGTAATTCACGCCTCACGTCATCAACGGTCACCCGGAGTTTGCCGGCGTAGAGGTCGGCGCTGAATCGATTGATCGCGGCGCGCGTGGCCTCAAGAAGCAGATTCCCGTGGTCAATGCTTCGATACTTCGGTCGCTCGCTCTCTGGAATCGCGCGAAGCATCTCGAGAAACACGTCCGCTACCTTGTGCGGGTTGCCCCATCGGCTCGCACGCGTACACACGACGCCACCCTCTGGCTTGCGGTAGCCCTTGCGACGGGAGAGCTGGAAGCGGATGGGGGCGCTCACTATTCCGCCCCCGGCAACGAAACGGCCTCTCGAAATAGCCGGTCGAGCGTGTACTGGTCCTCGCGCGATTGCGGTTTCACCCCCGCGATCTTCCAATCGGGGAAGGGGATCTCTTGCGCCCGGTCCCACCAGCGCTTTCGCCACCCGCGGAAGCCGTGGATCTCGCCCGCAATCGTTACCGCTTGGGCGCCGTGGTTCCGGCAGATTGCCCAGCCGCGCTCCGTGCGTGCGATACGCGTGATCGGTGCGTAGCCACGGAGCAGGCCGTGAGCCACGATGTAAAGTCGGTCGCCTGGAAGCGCGGCGGGGCGTGCTCCACCGAGGAAGAAGCCCCACTCCTCTCCGGTGGCCGGCTCGCCCGCGGCATCGCCCTCGTAGATCCAGTCTAGCCAGATCGGCTTCGGAACGGTTACGACAAGGTCGCTCATTTCCCTTCGCCCCCCTCGCGCTCGGCCTTTAAGAGCTCCGTTGCCAGGTCGTAACCCGCAGATCGCTCCGCTTCCTGCTTCTCAGGCCGCGCCATCGCATGCCTCCACAGGCTGAACCGGTGGGTTCCACCGGCTGAGAATCACCCGCGCAGCGTTCGTGTCCGCGTTCTCCTGGTGCCCGCAAGCAACACAGCAGAACGCGGATTGTGTGCGGCGCGAGGCAGCGTCAACGACGCCACACGCGGAGCACGTTTGCGAGCTGTAGGCGGCCGGAACTTCGACGAGCTCGCCACCTCGCTCTTCCAGCTTGTACCGGAGCTTTTCCGCAAGGCCGGACCATCCGGCGTCGAGAATGCTTCGGTTCAAGCCGGCCTTCGCCTTGACGTTCCGTCCGGGTGCATCGACGGAACCCTTGGCGCTTCGGGTCATCCGGGCGGTCTCCAGCTTCTCAATGACGACCGTGCCGTGGCTATTGGCGTAGTCGTGACTGATCTGATGCTGGAGCCATGCCCGCTGGCGCCTCACCGTTCGGTGGACCAGCGCCAGTCGCTCCCGAGCCTTCGCTCGGTTGCTAGAACCTTTCTTGGTGCGCGCGAGAGCGCGCTGTGCCCGCTTCAGCTTGCGAGCGGAGCGCTCGGCGAAGCGGGGGCCTTCGATCGTCTTGCTGTCGGAGTCGGTGACCAGGGAGACGATGCCGCGGTCGAGGGCGACAGCGCCGGGGAGGCGAGCGGGCTTCGGCGCCTCTATCTCACGAACGAACACCGCGAACCACTGGTCGCCTTCGCGAACGAGAGAGACCGCGCGCGACTTCCCAACCAGCGGGCGGTGGGCGACGATGCGCAACGGGCCGAGCTTCGGCAGCTTCACCGTCTGGCCTTCAATGCGGCAGTACCGGTGGTTGAGCCCGATGCTCACAACGTCGCGCCTCTTCACCTTGAAGCCTGGGCGCTTGCTGACGCGTGAGAAACAGCGACGCCAGGCGTCGTGGAGCCGGCGCAGAACAAACGTTATCGACTCGCGCGGAAGGTCCGAAAGCCATGGCAGCACAGCGCGGAGTTCGGTCGCCTCGCGCGATTGAGAGAACTCAGACGGAAAGACGCGCTCGCCCCATGGCCCAGCGAGGCCCATCAGCCTTTGTTCGTTCGCCAGATTCCAGACGAAGCGCAGCGCCGACTCCCATGCCAAAAGTCGGCGCTCCTGATGCACCGTCGGGTAGACGCGGAATCGCATGGCGCGGCACAGGGACTGGCTCCTGGTCACGTCTCACACCCGCCCCTCTCCTCCCGCTCCGCCCTCACCAACTCCGCCGCGAGGTCGATTGCGTCGGCAAGCTGCCGCGCAAGCCCCGCCGCCTCATCGATCCCGAAGTAGAGGTCGACCTCCCCGTCATCGTTCCGCCAGGTGAAGCAGATGCCGCCGCCCACGACGGCTTCGAAGCGGACGCCACCGGTGGGTGGGGAAAGGAGGCGGGCGACGCGGTCCGAAATCGGGATGACCTTGGCGCTCATGCGGCCCCCATCGGGAACGGCTTGAGGTCAGCCGCGAGGTAGAGCGGGTGCGCAGGGCTCCCATCGCCGTTGAGCTTCAGCGCCGTCGGCGCGCACACTTCGGCGAGCATTCGGAGGACTGCGCGGCCTCGCTCACCACCGAGCTTTCCCCAACCGCAAACCACGATGTCGGCCTCCTTGGCAGAGCGCCGGATCCGCGCGTCGTTCTCCGGTCCGATTGCCAACGGGTCAGGCGGCACCTTGTCCGGGTCCGTTTCCCGCCACGCCCGCACGTTCTCCACGATGAGCGTCCCGCAGCCCCAGCGTCGCGCGAAGTTCATGCAGCGCGTGACGGTCGGGTCGGACGCAAAGACGCCGTCCGTGACGATCGCGGTGCTCGGATTGGCCATCACGAACAGGCAGACCCCGCGACGATCGGCGGTGAGCGGAATGCGCAGCGTGTAGCGGTAACGTCCGCACGCAGAGAGCGCGCACGACGGCTCCGACGGGTCGAGAAAGAGCGCGTGCTGCGTCATGCGGCCTCCGTTTCCAGGCCAAGACACCGCTTCACCGCCCGGGCAACGGCCCGACCCATGGGCAAAGGCACAGCGTTGCCGACGAGGCGGATCTTGCCTTCGACGGTGAACGGTGCGTCTTCCAGGAACGTCTCGGGCAAGCCCTGGAGCCGGCACCCGCGGCGGAATTCGGCGTCGGTACGGACGGAGCGGGAGCGACCCTTTCGGTTGCCGTTGTCGATGCCGGGCTCCCACTGTGAACCGTTCGCCGTGAAGCACCCGGCCTTGTCGACGTTCTCGAAGACGACGAAGTCGTGCGTCAGTGCCGAGTAGAGCGAGGGGGGGGTACTGGCGCCGCGAGCTCCGAGCGTGAAGCGTCTGAGACGGCTCTGCTCCTCACCGAGCCAGCGATTCTGAAAGAGTGCGGCGGTCGTCGCGTAGCCGGTGACCACTGGTAGCGGCGCCTGTCGGACGTTCTCCATGACGAACCAGTCCGGGCGCGCCTCCGCGACGACACGCTCGAACTCGGGGATCCCGTTCCACGCCGGCGCGCGCCCTGGGTGCTGGGTCCGAAGCTGCGAGAACGCCTGGCAGGGCGGCCCCCCGATCACCCCGTCGAACCTTCCCGCCGGCGGATGAAAGTCCTTTACGTCCCGCCCGAACTGAACGTCGGGACCTTGGACCACGCAGAAGCCCTCGAGCTCAAAGGCCATCCCGAGCAGGTCGGCGCCGGGGAACAGGGAGAGGACCAGTTGGCTCACCTCGACCCTCCCCCGATGGCGGCGAAGGCCTCAGCCCGCTCTTGGTGTTCGGCTAGGGTGGCGGCCCACTCGAAGGAGTAGTCGGCGTCGTCATGGAGGTCACTGGGTGTGACCACCGGCTTACCTACCCTCGCGTTTTCCTTCCCCTCTCCAGCGCTTTCGTAAAGCACAGGTCGTCGGTTCAAATCCGACAGTCGGCTCAAGTGGTTAGACGCTTTCAGCGTCGGGACCGTGGGACCAGTGGTCCCAATGACTGCGGCCTCCAGCGTGCTGTCTAGCTTCCGCGCGTACCGCTCCGTCACCTGCACCGACGAGTGTCCGAGCAGCGAGCAAACTTCGTCGAGCGACCACTTCCGTCCCCACCAACCCGCTAGGAGCGAGGTCGCGCAGGTGTGCCGGAGATCGTGCCAGCGGATCGGGCGCTTGATACCGGCCGCCTTGACCCACTTCGCCCAGCCGCGAGGCGGCTTGCCGTTCGCTCGGCGTGACCCGCGAAGGGCAGGGAAGACCCACGGGGAGCGCCGCGGGAGGGCCTCCAGGGCGGCGAGCGCTGGAGGCAGCAGGGGCACCGGGCGAGGCTTCCCGCTCTTCGTCGGCAGGCCATCGGCGGAGCGGGAGACGACCACCCGGTCGGGCTTCACGTCCTCCCACTTGAGCCACCACTGCTCGGCCTGACGGAGGCCGGTGCAGAGAGCAAAGACGACGGTGGGTCGCTCCCGGACGGGTACGGCGGCAACTAGAGCTTGTTGCTCGGCGGGGTTCAGGATGCCCTCCAGGTCGTCCGTCGCTCGAGCGGCAGCCGCCTTGTGGATTTCCACGTCTCGGGCCGGGTTGGTCTCGGCCACGCGCCGGCGGACGGCTTCTTGGAGGGCCACCCGGAGCAGGTTCAGGAGGCGGAGCTGGGTGCGGTACGCGAGGTCCGTCAGGCCGTCGAGCCACCCCCAAACATCGCGGCTGTGGAGCTGAGCCACCGGGAGTTCACCAATCTGTGCCTTCGCGATGTGCTTGCTCCAGCGAGACCGATCCGTCCGGATAGCGCGGACGCCGGATCGTTCGCGGCGCTTCAGGAAGCTCTCACCGAACTCCGCCAGGGTGAGCCGGTCCTGCTGGTCGGTTTCGTGGCGGACCACGTGATAGGCATCAGCGATCTCGTGCGCCTCTGCTTCACCGAGGCCCCTCGCGATGACCGGGCGCTTGCCCTTCACGCGAGCTCGCACGCGGAACCGCCCCGATCCCCTCGGGTGCTCTTCGACGGTGGCGGCCTGGCGCCTCATCCGACCCCCAACTGACGAAGTGAGCGGCGGACCTGGGCGACGCGCTTCGGCGAAGCCTTGCGCGTCGGTGCCTTCACGGACCGGAGCTTACGCTCGGCTGCGCGCTCTTCACGGACGATGCCACGGACGATCTCCCGGAGCTCGGCGAAGGTGAGGTCGGCGGGTAGTTTCAACACCACCTCCCAACGCTTGAATCCGTTCGCCGCTCGTCGCTCCGCCTCTGCTCCCTCCGCAACCGCCGGACCGCGCCATCGAGCCCGTACGTGAGCCAGATGCGTGGCGGGCGGGAGTAGGCGCGGATTGCGCGGATGGTGAAGAGGGTGGGGCGCATCACGGCTTCGGCGCCTCCGTGCCCCTTGTCACCCTGTCGATATTGGCCTGCTCCCGAGCGATGTCCGCCTCCAACAGGTCCGTGTTGTCGAGCGCGAAGGCGAGCGCGTCGATCACCTTGGCGGCACCGAGCTGCGGGTAACGTTTGACGATGCGCTCCAAGCTGGATCCGCCCTTGAAGAACCCGTAGATCCGACGCACCGGAACGCGCGAACCGACGACGTACGGGCTCCCGTTCATGACGCTCGCGTCCATTCGGACGTGAGGGTGTGGAATCAGGACGACGGGGAGGCTCACCGCTTCCCCCGATACTTCTCCGCCCCGGGCTGCACGCAGACGAACTCGCCGGCTTGGCCACGGAGGAGCACGAGACCGCGGAGGGCGCACCTGTCGTTTTCGATCGCGGTGGTGGTGGCGTCCCAGGCATCGATTTTCCCGCGGCGCATGCCGGACCAAAGCCCAGCAAAGGCGAAGATCGGGATCGCCAAGCCGAGAATCAGGATCCTGGCTTCGTCGCTCACGGCTCCTCCGTTCGCATCTCGTCCCCGCTCTCCCGCTCCACCCACACCGGCACAAACCCTTCGGCCAACCACCCGATGTACACGAGAGCAGCCCCGACGATCGCGAAGACGATGGCGGCCTCGAGCAGAAGGCGGGAGAGCTGGGAAGTGCGGGACAGCGGCGCGGCTAGGGAGTGGTGGCCGTTTCTGTCGAGTCGGGTTAGGGGGGCGTTCATCGAGAGAGACATCGGCTTACGTTTCCCCCAAGCTGCGCGCGCGGTGCGACGGCCGCGAGAAGTCTCGGAACTGATCGCGCTCTGGGTAGTAGACCGAACCCGTGCCGTCGCCGCGCGATGGATCGGCCGGATGGATGTGCTTCTGGAGCACAACGCCGTGGGTCGAAAGAAGCCCCGTCGCCTCCTTGACGGTGAGATCCCGCCCGTCGTGGAACACAACGGAACCCGGTGCGCCGCGCCGATGGCCACAGCACGAACCGGCCGTGAGTTCTCCCGCTCGGTTGAGCTCGCACACGAGTTCGGCGATGCACCAGTCCACCGGTTTCCACGACCACCGACGCTCGCCGGTGTGACTCAACCTGCCGGGAATCGGTACGTAGCAGAGCATGGTCTTACCCGAGCGGCACATCGGCGCCCTCGCTGTTTTGGTGGCAGTCATCGCAGAGCGTGATCCCGTCGTAGGGCGGGGCGCCCCACGTCCCGTGCCACCAGCCGCGTTCGCGCAACCGCTCCCACGAGCGAAACGACCACGTGCCGCATGACACGCAGACGTGCGCGCCAAGGTTCTTGGCGATGTCGATGACGAGCTGGGCGAGAAACGGGCGACCCATCACCCACCTCCGTTGCAGTTCAAGGCGGGCATGCCGATACGGCAGGATTCCCAGTGCATTTGGATCCCACCAGCGGGGACACGTGTGCGCGTAGTCGGGGAAGGCATTCGGCTACGCGGCTCCGGCTGAAAGGGTGGACGCGTGCTCTGCGTGGGATCGCCCGCACGCGCCGCAGATGTCGTCCGGTAACGGAGTCAGTTCGTCGCCAGGCTCGAAACTTGAGCAGGCGGTTTCCCACGGGGGGCCGCCGTCGTTGAAGCGAACGTTCGCGCCAGTGCGTCGCCAACGATGCGGCCACGTTGAGCCGTCGAGCTCGACCAGGCCCATGCGCATCAGTCGCGTCAGCGGGCCATAGGCGGAAGACATCCCGGCGCGCTTTGCTACCTCCGACGCGACGACCCATTCATCACGGCCGAGGGCACAGAGGGCCTCGCGTTGACGGGTGCTGATCACGACTCACCCCCTGAACATACGCGACGCGCAACATTCGTGGACCCTGAGCGAACCTTCACCCACGCGCGTTGCGTGGTTTGGCGATCGTGCGCAAAGATTGCTGTACGCGGACACGGTGGGGCCAAAAAAAAGACCATCAGCGCGACGCTCCAAACTTCGATCCGAGCCGCTGCCAGTCCGCCCACTCGTTCAGCGCGCGGAACCATTCTTCCTTCGGCGCCAGATCGAGACGACGGCGAGATCTGCGCTCCGCCAGTGTCGTGTGCGGGACCTTGAACACGTTGTCGGCGAGCCAGCGAACAGAGCGGCCACCGAGACCAACCGCGACGATGCGCGCCTCGAACTGAACCTTGGCGCGCAAGTTGCTGTTCTCGTCCTCGGAGAATGATGGACACTTCGCGAGACCAGGTCCCGACGGACGCTCAGAGGTGTGGGCGCTCAAGCGTCCTCCTTCGGCTTCTTCTCCAACACCTGATACAGACGCTCAAACGCAAACCCAGCCACCGTGACCGCGACGATGCCGACGGCTACGGTGACGAGAAGGGTGGTGCGGGCGAGAGTGCGCATGGGCTAGGCGGCCTTGATCTGGTTTTCGCAGGTGGCCTTGTTGTGGCCGAAGCCGGCGCATCGGCTGCACTGGGTACGTTTGCGCGGAGGGCGCGGATGGTCATACCGAACACGAGGAACCGCCTCGCGCGGGCGGCGGCGCACCGGAAGCCGGCCAACCGTCAATGCTTCCTCAACCGAGCGACCGGCTTTCAGACGCGTGAGTATCGTTCGGTGGTTGACGCCGGTCCGTCGCTCCCAGCCCGCGACTGTGTCGCGGACTCCGTTGCACACAAGCTTACGTGTTCCGGGAACGCGCCCGCGCAGAACGTCTGCAAGCTTGGGACCCCGCGTCGTACAGATTTTTTCCTCCGACCAGCCCCAACGGATTCGTTGCTCGATGGCCTGACGCGAGATGCCGAGCTCCGTCGCCCAGTCGGTGGCGAGCATCCGGCGACCGCCGTGCTCGAGCCAGACGTTTCTGCGAGTGTTGCGCGCCTGCTCCTTGTCGGTCGCCCACCGACAGTTTCCCGGCTCGTAGTTCCCGTTGTTGTCGGGATAGCGATCGAGCGAGTGCTTCGGCGACGGACGTGGCCCCATGTCCGCTACGAAGCGCTCGAATCCTCCATCGCCGAGCCACTCCGGACAGACCGCGATCCCGCGCCCGCCGTAGTCCTTGAACTGCTTCAGCCTTGGCGATCCGTGACACCGGGCCTTCATGCCCGCCCAAATCCGGTAGATGGCTGTCCCCGTGCCGCCGTGGGTGCGGGCATTCGCGCTGCACACCTCGCGGGCGAGACAGCCGCACGACCGCGACATTCCGCTTCGGAGATTGAAGAAGTAAACAACCTTCTCGTTGCCACAGTCGCAACGGGCGCGAACCTTCATGCCGGACGCTCGCTCGACGAGCACCCAGCGGCCATACCGCGAGCCCTCGGCGCGTTCGGTGTCGGTGGTGGGGCGCGCCAGGCGTCTCAAGCCGCCCCCTCGTGTCCGTTTGGCTTTGATTCGGAGGCGGGCGGATCGTCGTCCGACGGCTTCGGCTCAAACGGCGCCACCTCGACGACCCTCTTCCGGCGATCGGCAGACGGGGGCCAGCTCTCGGCCGGTACCGCGCCATTCGTCCAAATTCCGATGTCGTGGCGCGACTGCTCAGACGGAACCGACTCGCGGTTTATCCAGGACCAGATGGTCATTCTGGAGACGCCAAGCGCCTCGCCGGCCGCCTCCCGCTTGATGTCATGAGCCGTGAGGAACCCCTCAAACAGCTCCGGGCCCGGGAACTCGGCGTCGCTCATCTCGGGTCAAGGTAAGCATACCTTTACCGGAACGTGCAAGTACTTTCTTTTAGCGTAAGGTCGGCTTGACGCTAGAGTGTGTCGCGCGCCCAATGGCAAACCCGGACGACGACCGGGGGGAAGCTCTTTTTTGGTACCTCGGGCTATTGCTCGAGAACTGGGACCGCGCTGGCATCAACGGACCAGAGATCCAGCGACGCACGGGGGTCAGCAAGGCCCAGGTCTCGCAGATCCGAACGGGGAAACCCGGAGGCGGAGTGTGGACGCTCATCCGCCTGGCCAAACTAGACGGCAGATCGCCGGGCCAGATCCTGGACGACGCGCTAGGGTGGTGGGAGCGGCAAGGGCGGGAGTACCGCGACCGAAAGGTCATGGAATTCGCCAGGAAGCGACGCGGAGACAGCGTCGCTCCTGAGTCCGAAGAGCGCCCGAGCCACAAGCCCACGGGGTAGCCCTAGGGTGAAATAACGCACCGCGTAGGTCGATTTCTCTTTGCCAAGACGGTCAAGGTATGTTTACCTTTACGAGTCAGCACAGAGCACCCCATGCAAACCCTCTCCACCCCAACCGTTCCAGCCCTCCCGACCGACCTCACCCCCGTAGCGAGCCCCCTTCGGCCGCCCCGGGTCCCAACGATCTCCCTGGTCGAAGGCCTCCCCCCGCTCGCCCCCGTCCGCCCGATCGCCTCCCCCTCGCTCTCCCGCGAGCTCCTGGCGCTCTCTCGCTCAGGCTACCCGACCGCCTCGGAGATCAAGCGCGCGCACCAGATCATCGAGAACCGCCTGGCCTCCCGCTTCGTTGTCGTCGAGGACCACCCGGGCTTCAACGCCACGACGCACCACGGCGAGCACGCGACCCGTGAGGCGGCCGACCTCGAATGCGCGAGCCGGAACCGTACCGGGATGACGGGGTCGGGATTCCGGCAGACGTTTTGGGTGTGGGATCGGGCGGAGTTGTTTGGCGGGGTTGGGGCGATGTGCGGGAGGGCTGGATCGTGAGCGCCGCAGTCGCCATAGTGGCTGCTACCCACCGGGTACTCGTCTTCGTTCGTGGCGAGTTCCTCGAGAGCGGGCGCGGCACGAAGGAGGAGTGCATCGCGCTCCAGGCCGAGGCTCGTCGTAATGGCGACGACGCTCGGATCGCCAGCGTCGAGCCCGAGCCGATCCATGCGCGCTCGGCGACCTTCGTGGGCTTCTCTGGCGGCGATAGTTGCTGGTCCGGTCGCCGTGTCTACCAGGAGCGCAAGCTCAGGAGCGGTCAGGTCGAGCTCGTCTGTGGTCGTGGGCTCGAGGACGCGCACGAGGCGAGCGGCGGCCTCCACCCCTTCGCCACGCTGAAGAGCAAGAAAAGCCGGGAGGCGGCCTTCGTCACGTGCCCCGAGTGCGTTCGGCGGATTCGTGCAGCCGGTTTCGTTCACGCGCCGAAGGCGTCGCCATGACCGACTGGGATTTCGGAGGAGCGGACGCTGAGTACAGCGAATCAGAGGATCTGGCTGACATCTACACGTGCGACGTGTGCGGCGAGGACTTCGAGCCGGGACATCCGGACGACAACGTCTGTGACGACTGCTGCGAAAAGGAGGAACCATGAAGGTACGCGCCCGTTGGCAAGACGCCTACAGCGTGCGGCAGCGCGTCGAGATCCTGTTCGGCGGCAAGTGGCTGCCGGCCTGGGTGCGACGCAAGACGGCCACTGGGATGCCCGTCGTCCTTACGGCGACGCGCAACCCGCTCACCATCGCGATCGACCGGAAGTGTGACATCAAACCGGCAGAGGTGCAGCCGTGAGCGCCAACAACTTCGAGCGCATCGCCCGCCTCAACAAATCCCGCGCCCTCATCTCCGCCATCGACCGCGAGCGCGTAGAAGCCCGCGTTGACATCCTCGCCGACGCCCACGTGATCGCTGCCTGGCTCCGGCTGTTTCACGCGGCTGACTGGGCGGCGTACGCGGCGCTTGCCGGGTGTCGGGAGCCCTCGAGGGAGACGAGGGAGATGGTGATTTCTGAATATGACAGGCGCGCTTCGCTTCAGCGCAAGAGGGCTTCCTAATGGACCCCCGCTACGCCTCCCACCTCCGAGGCCTGTGCTTCGACCTCGCCCGCTACCTACACGGCGGCGTCTACCCCGAAGGGCTCGTGTTGGAGCTCGCGAGTTTTCACGCCGATTACCTCATGCAGCTGGAGGACAGATGGCCGAGTTGAGTCGCAAGAAGGGAACGCAAATGAAATCCACGTCGAATGGCAAAAAGAGTCGCCCCGTCGTCGTCACCACCGCCCACCGCGGCGTGTTCTTTGGCTACGCGGACGACACGGACGGCGAGACGATCGCGCTGAAGAAGGCGCGCCTGTGTGTCTACTGGTCCCAAGAGCTGCGCGGCTTCATGGGCTTGGCGTCGTCCGGTCCAAATAAGAATTGCAAGATCGGTCCCGCCGCAGACATCACGCTCCGCAACATCACATCTGTTCTCGAGTGCTCCAGTGACGCGGAGAAAGCGTGGAACGAGGGGCCGTGGAAGTGAAGCTCTACAAGGTCCTTGGCAAGGACGGTCGGAGTTGTCACGGCGGGTCGCTTCAGTGGTCCCTTCCGACAGGAGGGAAGCCGGGTGATTGGCACGAGGTGGCGAGCGTCCGCATGTGCGAGAGCGGACTGCATCTCACGCCGACGCCTGAGTCTTGGTGGCGGGACGGGGCCGCACGACTTTTCGAGGCGGAGGCAGAGGACATCATCGGTGACGCCGCGACGGAGACCAAGGTGGTCGCGCGCCGCGTTCGTCTACTGCGCGAGGTCACGCCAAATCAGTACGCCAAAGATCGTGGCGTGCGCGTAGCGAGCGGCACGATCGATCTCGGGTCCGGGGACGGGTCCGGGGACGGGTCCGGGTACGGGTCCGGGGACGGGGACGGGTACGGGGACGGGTCCGGGGACGGGTACGGGTCCGGGTACGGGGACGGGTCCGGGTACGGGTCCGGGTACGGGTACGGGTCCGGGTACGGGTCCGGGTACGGGTCCGGGTACGGGTCCGGGTACGGGGACGGGTACGGGGACGGGTACGGGGCGAAGGCCGACGTGGTGACTGAATGACCGACAAGAACCCCCTCGACCTATTCCTCCTCGCCGACGCCTGGCGCGCCATCGCCGACGCCCAACGGTTCACGGCGGCCGGTGAGGCTACGTACGACTACGCGGTGCTTCGTGCGCGTGACGCCCTCAACTCGTTGGCTCTCGCGCTCGCCCAGCATGACCGGAAAGAGCTGCTCGGCCGGTTGCTTTCGGACGTGGAGCCACGGCTCTCACCCGATCGCGACCACCGTTCACCGGAGCTCGAACCATGACCTGGCTTCTCTGGATACTCGTCCCCCCCGCCATCGTCTTCGCCGCCATCATCGTCCGCGCCATCGTGATCCGACACTGGCACCACCTCGCGGCACGCGATCGCAAGCCCGTCGATTCGTGGCGGCGGGATGTGGGAGGGATGCCGTGACGCCCCACTCGACTCTCGAGGAACTCGCCGCCCGAATCGAGGCGATGAAGCCGGCCGACCAGCTTCGGCTTTGCGCGGGGCTGCTCGAGGACGCACCGGGTGATCTGTCGGTGCTCCGCATTGTGCGACCGATTGTCGAGCGGATCGCGAACGAGGTCGGGGCGCTGATTGTTGTGCTGGAGGAGGCGAGGAAGCGGTGAGTCCATGGAGCGAGCTGCGCGGCAACTGCTTCCCCCCGGCAGGCCGCGCGGCTCACTCGATGGCCTGACCGCGAGGAAACCATGAGCGAGCACACCAAACTCACCGACGACGGATGGCGCGAGCTGACCGCCGAGGAGTACATCCTGCGCAACATGCCGGAGAAGTACGGCGAGATCGCGCGGGCGATCGACCGGACCATGGCATTCGACGCGGAGGTCCCGCCGAGCCTCTGTCGGTGTGACGAGGCCAGCCGGTGTGTCGCACACAACGCGGCCTTCGACTACGCGCAAGACAACCAGCCGAAGAAGCTCGCGAGGTTCTTGCGGTTGGTGGAGAGGTGGAGGGCGGCCAAGTGAGCATGTTCGCGTACATCGATGCTCATCCCTGGTGGACTCTTGTCTATTTGCTGATCGTGTGCGCATCCGCCATCGGGGTTGCGGACGGGAGGCGACGTTGATCGAGACCGGAATCCACAAGGCGCTACCAGCCACCGAATACCACCGGCGAGAGCTTGGCGTCGTGAGCAACTCGGCGCTGAAGCACGTCCGTCGCTCGCCGGCCCACTACAAGGCCTGGATCGACGGCACGGCGCCCGACAAGGACACGCCCGCCCGAGCGTTTGGGCGCGCGTTCCACATGGCTCTCCTGGAGCCCGAGAAGTTCGCGTCTGCCTACGTCAAGCTTCCCAAGTTCTCGGGCAAGGGCATGAAGGCCGCCAAGGCCGAATGGCTGGCCGCGCACGCTGACTTCGATGCGATGCCGATGGACGACCTGCTCACCATCACGGCGATGGTTGAATCCGTGAAGGCACACCCGCTCGCTTCGCAGATGATCCACGACGGTCTGCCGGAGCTGACGCTAGCCTGGAAGGACGAGGAGACCGGGCTCTCGTGCAAGAGCCGACTCGACTACTACGTCGAATCCCTTGCGATGATCGTGGACGTGAAGACCACGGAGGACGCGAGTTGGGACGAGTTCCGTCGTGACGTTGCGAAGTACGACTACCACGTCCAGGACGCTCTCTACCGCTCCGCCGCCCTGTCACTCGACATGCCGGTCCAGCACTTCGTTCTGCTCGCCGTCGAGAAGTCGCCACCCTACGCGCTCGCCCCGTTCACGCTCGACGCGGAGGGGATCGGGCGCGGGTACCAGGCGGCGCGGCGTGACATCGACACCCTGGCGCACTGCATGAATACCGGGCGCTGGCCCGGGTACAGCGAGACAATCCAGACGATCGAAGTGCCATTTTGGGCCGCTTGAAAGGACCGAACATGCCTCCCCGAACACCCACGACCGAACAGCAACAACTCCCCGAGAATCCGGCGCCGCCCGTCGAGCAGACGCCGCTCCCGGTGGTCACTCCGGCGGACCCGGCACCGGCTGCACCCGTCGAGCCACCGGCCGCGCTCGCCATCGCGGAAGCCCAGGAGCCCGGGCGAGCGATCTCGGCCTTCGCAAGCGGTGAGGCGTTCACGACGGCCCAGCGCATGGCCAAAGCGCTCGCGTCGTCCAGCCTGATGCCCCAGGCCTACCAGAACAACATCCCGAACACCCTGATCGCAATCGAGCTCGCGAGCCGGATCGGCTGCTCGGTTCTGATGGTCGCCCAAAACCTGGACATCATCCACGGGCGCCCGAGCTGGCGGTCGACGTTCCTGATCGCCACGGTGAACGCAAGCGGGCGCTTCACGCCGCTCCGGTTCCGCTGGCAGGGCGAGGAAGGGAAAGCGGACTGGGGATGCCGCGCGGTCGCCAAGGACAGGGCAACCGGCGAGGAGTGCGTTGGCACCCTGATCACGATGCGGCTCGCCGACGCCGAGGGCTGGACGAAGAAGAACGGCTCGAAGTGGCTGACGATGCCCGAGCAGATGCTCTGCTACCGGGCCGCCGCGTTCTGGACCCGCGTCTACTCGCCGGAGCTCTCACTCGGAATGCACACGAGCGACGAGGTGATCGACACCTACGGCGAGGACGTTTCGCACGTGCCAGCTGGGCTCACGCCAGGGAGTCCGGCCTCACTCGAGGCGGCGCTGCGCGCAAAGAATGGCTCTGAGGTCGTCTCGTGAGTTCTGAAAGGACCCCCATGTCAAAACCCACCCCCACTCCGACGCCCGACCCGAAACAACGTTCCGCCCCCGACAAGTACACCCTCGCCGCGAAGCTCGCCCGACGCCTCGAGCAGCTCCGCCGCGACACCGACGCCGAGCTCCTGACGACGCCGCAATCGATCGAGGCGAAGTACGAGGCGAAGCGGAAGGCTCTGCTTGCAGACGCCAGCGCCGACGTGAAGGAGTGCTTGCCAGCGGGGGCGCTTCGGGAAGGGGAGGGCTAGGCCATGAGCGAAAACAAGCCGCCGAGTCCGCCTCCCCGTGTCTTGCCAAAAGGCACCCGGTGGGATTGTGGCATCGGCAGCAACGACAAGGGCGTCCTGGTTCAGGACGCGGAATGGGACAACGACGCCGACAGATGGATCGGCATTGGTCTTCGGGATGATCGCGAAGGCGGGGAGAGGCCGGCACGGATCAAGCCAGAGTGGGTTACCTGGTCCTCCTACTACGCCGCCGTCCGCGATCCGTTGCCGGATGGTGACCGGTTGTACGAGGGCGACTGCGTGTGCCGTCTCTGTGGAAACGCCGGAGCTGGCGTTCACTTTCGCGGCTCAGGTCCTCACTACATTCCGGGACAGCCAAGCGAGGATCGTGCGTGGTACTGCGACGCCGGACGCCACGGCTCAGCTGAAGACGTGGACGCCGAAATCACCCGCCGCAAAACCCTCCGCCGCCTCCCCGCCGCTGACGAGTGCCCAAAGTGTGGAAGCACCGACCTTTGCAACTACGGCGACAAGTGCAACGCGTGCGGCATTACGGGCAAGCAGATCGTCCTCGCGCGGATCGCCGCCCGCCAATCAAAACTCGCCCCGGCCGGGGTCTCTGTGGATGCTGCCCATCGTGAGACGGCAGACGCTTCGCCTTCGGGCGACGCGTTGCGAGGCTCCACTCAGCCTCCCGCGCCGGGGCGAGATCCGTACCGGGAGCACAACGAGCACCACACGCGAGAGCTTTCGCACAGTGACGGGGCTCGGCGCTGGTACCGAGAGCAGGACGAACGCCGCGCCGCCATGCAACGAAAGCATACGCAAACCCTCGCGGATTTCGACCGCAAGGGGAAGCCGAAACACCCGTGGGATGCCGAGGATGCTGATGAGCTGTATTCGACGTTGTGAGGCGAAGTGATGGCTGGCGACGAAAACCACGACAGCAACCGTATCGTCAGCACGTGGAGCGACCACCTCTGCGCCACTGGTGAGAGCTACTACAAGACGAAAGACGGTCGAGTCTGGAAAACATGCAGCCCGGGACACTACGCTGGAACCGGGGAGACACTCGGCCACATCAGGCGCGGAAGGATCGAGACGGCATGACCAGCACGCGCGAGATAATCGAGGCGAAGCTGAGGGCGCACTTCTCAACACCGGGCTGCGAAGTGCGTCCGTTGACCACTGGTCAGCAAGCATGGGCTGAGGAGATTATCGCCGCCCTCCAATCCGCCCGGGCCGAGGATGTGGCGACGGTACGGAAGTTCATTCTCACCGCCGACGGGAGCCGGCGCATGAGCGAAGTGAAGGCAGCCCTCGAAGCTCTCGACCGCCTGGGGGCCAAGTGAAACCGCGCACCCGACCCTACCGGCTCGAATTGGAGAGCTACAACAATCTGGGCCCATCAACGTACGTGGACGAGGAGCACGCGCGGAGAGCGCTTCGACACTTGCCCACCGGAACGAAGTGGAAGATCACGCGGCGCCTGACTCCACACGGCCGAAAGACCGAGCTGATCGCGGAGGGCGTGAAGTGAAACCGCGCACGCCGACGGAGAGGCTCAGGGAGATACGGCGGATCCTGGGAGCCAGGCGCGCGGAGTGTCGCGGAGGCGCCACTAATCAGTGGCCGATGAACGTCGCGATCTCAGACATCCGCCGCATCTACCGCCTAACCCAACCCGCCCCGAAGCGCGGGAAGGCGAAGGGCAGGCGGAAGTGACGGACCCGTTCATCGTGACGCTGCTGACCGGCGCCTACCTGTTCGCGTGGGCATTCGAGAGGCTCTCGTCGTGAGAGCCACCGACCCGTCACGCTCGCGAATCAAGCGCGCACTCGCGGCCCTCCGGACGTGCGGGACTCAGCGCGACGGCAACCTGTTCAGCTCGAACGGGCTCGAAGCGTTCCAGGCGATCCAAGTCCTGAAGATCCTCAACCCGATGCCCGCAAAGAAAGCGAGCAAACGGCGATGACCGAAACACTTTCGGATGACGACGCGTTACAGTTCGTGAGGCTGGCCTCGGAATTGTGCGACGCGATTGAGCGGGCCGCGCCGTTGCCGAACGGGATGATCGGGCGCGCCCTGTTCTCTGCATTCTTGGCCGTGGCGACCCGTGAAAAGGGCTCCACGCTGACGATTGCCGAGGTGTCCAGGATCACCGCCGACATGACTCACCGCGAATTCGCGGCAGGGAGGCTGAGCCGATGACCGACGAGCGAATCAAGCGAGCGGTGGAGTTTATACGCGAGCACTGGTCGCAGCTGTGCCGACCACCTGGGTTAGACACGGTCATCGCCATCCTCGAGTCGCCTCCCCAGGACACGCAAGAGACAGTGTTGTTTCCACCGGGCCTCGACACATCGCTGATGACACCTGAGGGGAAAGACCGATACGAGCGGCAGCAAGAGCCCCACTGCAAGCGCCCCGGCTGCACAAACCCGCTCGCGTATCCCGGCGCCGAATACTGCGGAGCGGCATGCTCGGCTCAGCGGAAGATCCCGGTGGAGACGCAAGGGGTTTGCTCTGTGGCCCGCTCAACCCCCGCCACTCCCGACCGCCAGGACTCAGGGCAGACGCCGGACGAGGCGGAGCGGCAGCGGTTCGTGGATGAGGCGGCGATGCGGAATCACGCTGCGATCATCGGTGGCCCGGATGACTCGACTTACCACAACAATTCGGCCGCCAACGCTTACGCCGAAGCCGAAGCCCTCTGGACCGAACGCCAGAAACGGCGCGGGAAGGAGGGTGGGTAGGTGGCTGACCGCGAGAAGTGCGACCGTGAGGTGTACGAAAAGGGCGAAGCGATCTTTGTCTTCGCGGCGCCTTCCAGGATTGCCGAGCCGTGGGTCCAGCGCGTTGCCAGAGTATCCGGCCAGCGCGTGGACTGGCATTACATCGCGGGGCGCGCGGTCGTCCGGTGCCTCGGCGACAAGGGTAAGGCGCGAGCCGCGATTGAAAGCCTCCTAGTCGAACTGAATGCGGAGGTCCGCCGGCACAATATGAGAGCCTACGGGATCGCCCAAAAGTCGTGCGGCTACTTCGTCGAGGAGTCCCCAATGACTGACAGGTCGGCGAGGGTTGTGCTGGAGAAAGCCGCGCTCTGGCTCGACGAAGAGTACCGGCGCGAGGCTGCAATGCGGCGTCACGATTCCACCGACGCCGCGCACGTTGCCCAGGGGCGCCTCTACGCGCTCGCCGTTTCCGCCGCGAGCCTTCGGGCATGGGCCGCCACGGGCAAAGAGCCGCCGCACCGAGGAATCACGATGAAAGCCGAACGCGAATCCCGCCAGGGCGGGGAGGGGTGATGCACGCGGTACCCAACATCGAATCTGACGAATGGCAGCTTGAACTAGGGCGCCTCGTCGAGAGCTCTGCCGGGAAGGTCGATCCAGAGATCGTCATGACTCTGCTCGTTGCTCTGGCGGGAGCGGTCGGCAGGGGCTCGGGAATCACAATGGATGCCGCCGGACTCGTTACGGCTTTCAACCACGGCTTCGACGGCAAAGGCGGAAAGAAGGTGCCCCGTGCCTGACATCACCGAATCGACCCTCGACGACCTCGAGCGGAAGGAGGCCGAGGCGACCAAAGCGCCTTGGCACATGAGCAACGGCATCCAAGTTCCTGGCATGGCGCTGAAGCTCGACGGGAAGCAAAACCCCGATCAGCTCCTAGTCGTCCTGATGCGCAACAACCTGAGTCAGCTCCTCCGCTCCGCCCGCCTCGCAGCCGAACGCGGGGAGAGGATTCGGGAGCTAGAGGCGGAACTCGCGAGGATCAAGGGTCCGGCGCCAAAGGATCTGGATTGGGAACTTGCTGAGGACGAGAGGGCACCATGACCGACGACCAAGAAAAGGCGTTGCCGGGGTTCACCGAATGGCGCGGCGGAATCGCCTACGCGGTGAACCTCTTCGTCCGACGCGTGCTGGACGAATACGAGGCCGCCACCGAGCGCGACCTAACCTCCGTCCTCCAGGCACTCGATCCGAAGCGGAGGGCGAGGGTGCTTGCGCCGATTGTTGCATCGCTTCCAGCAGCGGAGCTCGCCACCGTCATGCTCGCTACGCCTAAGATGACAATCGACGAGGCGACCGACCTGGAATCGGAGCGCATTCTCGCTATGAGCGACGAAGAGGTCCTTGCTGAGTACGAGCACCCGGAGCGCGCGGAACGATGGGGTGCGGCCAATGCTAGGTGGGTGCGTACGCTCGCAGAAGAATGCCGGAAGCGACGCGAAGCCGCACATTCCCTCGCCGCCGAACGCGCACGGGTGGAGGAGCTGGAGAGGGAGCGGGACGAAGCGCTGGCGACCGTGAGCGATCTCGTGCGCGCGATGCGCATTTGGGGAAACGCAGAGGACGGCATTCCCGATCGTGGACCCGTTGCATCTGCGTTCGACCGCGGCGCCGAATTACTACGGCAACGCGAGACGAAAGCCCCCGAGACAACGGATGGGAAGGAACGGTGATGGAAACTAAGATTTACGGAGCGAGCGACGACCTGATCGAGTTCGAGGGCGACTATCGCGGCGAGGTCAGCTACCACACGCCGGATCGTGATGACGGCGACGACCCGGCATCGTGCCTGATCGTGGTGAGCGACGGAACGCTGCTCGCGGTGCGGTACGGGAAAAACGACGAGGGGATCTGGGAAGTGAAGCTCGTCAAGAAGGGCGCATTATTCGACCGGATCGACCAGTGCGACGACGCAGACGCCGAGATCTATTCGGACGTGGCGCACTTCAGGGACGGCATCAAATGGGTCTACGCGGCATCACGCTGGGAGAAGGTCGCTTGACCGCCGCGACCGCCAAACTCGACGCGATCGAGGCGCGGTATCGTGAAGCGCGGGAGATGCCAGGCCCGGAGCACGACGACATGTACCGTGCGTTCAACGACCTCCGTCGAGGACGGTGAGCATGCCGTGGTCGCAGCCTACCAGATGCTCGTTCGCTCTGATTCATCGGAGAGCGCTCGGCGTAAGGCGCGCGCCGTGATCGAAGCGTATCTGGAGACGATCGAAAGATGACCCTGTGGCACGTCATCCCTGACGACGACGACCGCGGCCCGTCCAAGACGTTCCCGGCCTGCCACGACGGAGACGAATTACTCGCGCGTGTTGGCGGCGAGGTGATCGAGATCACGGTCGAGCGGAGAAACGGCGTCAGGTTCGTCGGGCCTGATGGCGAGGCGGTAGAGCCAGACGCAATCGCCGAGAGGCGCAAGCGGTGAGCGCCGTACCCTCTGCACGCCTCGACCTCGCCTCGGCCGCCCTCACCCTCGCGGCGTCGGCGGCCGACAAGCGGCGGACACGCAAGGAGCCGCTCAGCCGTCGCGAGGCACTCCGGGAGGCGCCATGGGTGCCGACGATGGCCGAATCGGGCGTGGACCAGCGGGCATTCCGCGCGGCCTACGCGGACCGGCTCGTCGAGCGCGGGATTGCCCTGCCGAGCACTGCTGAGCTACCGAGGCCGAGCGGACCTAGCGGGCGGCGCGTGACCAAGCAGATCACGATCACGGTCGATCCGGAGCGACTAGCAAAGTACGACGCTGCCGCCGCACGGTCACGCCGCAACCGGAGCGACTGGATCAGGATCACGCTGGATGACGGGGCGCAAAAGAAAACCCCCGCGCTCCGGTGAGGGAGGCGGGGGCAACGGTACATGACCTATTGTTTCGGTCGACTCGGCAACTCGCATGTTTCATGCGTCGGCATAAATCGCCGAAAAAGCCGGCAAAAGGCTTTGAAACGCCTAGGTGGTCCGTTAGAGTTGATTTGTTCGATGCTGAATCGAACGAGCCCCGCGACGCTGAAACGTCCGGGGCTCAGGCCGAAACCCTGGTTGAGAGGACTTCGACGATGAGCAATCTATCACGAGTGACTGGCGACGCTGGGCGCGGTGGCGTCATGAGCGCCTTCATGGTGCCGAACGTCCGCTGCGTCCTCGTCCGCGATGCTGGCACGGAGGGAACGACGCCCCCCCGGGCGGCATCGGCCGACGACGCTGCGGAGATTTTTTTCGAGCGCATGGCGAACCTTCCGTGCGAGGAGGTCCACGTGCTCTATCTCGACGGGCAGAACCGCGTCACTGGGGCGGAGATGATTGCGCGCGGCGGACTTCACGGGTGCGCGCTCTCGACGCGCGACGCACTACGAGGGGCGATCGTCGCCAACGCTAGTGCGCTCATCATCGCGCACAATCACCCCAGCGGCGATCCGACGCCGAGCAGCGAGGACATCGGGATGACGCGCGCGCTCCAGGCGGCGGCGAAGACGGTCGGCCTTCCCCTGCTCGACCACTTGGTGGTGTGTCCGGAGAGCAAGAAGTACCGCTCGGTGCTCGAGGTGATGGGTTCGTGAACCGCCGAGCAATCGAGACTGGGGGAAAGCGCCAGATGCGCGCGCTATCGGTTAGGCAGCCCCTGGGCCTCGCTCATCGCGAGCGGTCGCAAGACGGTCGAGCTGAGAACGTGGCGGACGGACTATCGAGGCCCGATATTGATCTGCGCTAGCAGCAGCCGCAGCAGAACACCCGATGGGCAACGCGTTCGCAGGATCGAAGGGGACGACACGCCCGTCGGTGTCGCGCTATGCGTCGTCGATCTGCTCGACGTTAGCCCGGCGACCAAGCTCGATGCCGATCGCGCCCTCTGCGAACCTACTAGAGGGGAATTCGCCTTCGTGCTCGGAAAGCCGCACCCAGTGAAGCCGTTTGCTGTGAGCGGTAAGCTGGGGCTCTGGCGCCCCGACGCTCAAGCAGGGCAAAGTCCATCGCATTGCCACCACGATCCACGTCTGCGCACCAGCGAAACGCTGGCGCCGCGTCCATGATGGCCATCATGATGCCGGCTCCGGAGCTGAGCAGAACGCCTGGGCCTCGATGAGAGCCGTAGTCCACCAGCTGCACCCCCGAATATCTTGCCGCTTCCTCAGGACGCAAGCGCCTCTGCCTGATCTCTCGGCATTGGTTGCCCGACCCACTCGAACGACGCCGCACGTCTATTCACGGTGCGTGACTTAGCCAGGGACTTCTGCGCGCCAGTGTCGCGAGCGGTAAAACCGTGAGCCGTGAGTCGCCAGTTGCCGCCGCGGGTGCGACTCGCAATCTCTGCTGGGTGCGCCGTGCGCGAAAATGCTCTGTAGCCGAGCCCGGACCACATGCTGGCGACGGTGTCGAATAGGGCGCGGCCGATTCCTACGCCCTGATAGTCAGGCAGACAAACCGTGCGATGCCCACGCCGCGCCTTCCGGTCGTCCTTGAGTCTGCCGACGAACGGCAGCCATGCGTCGAATGCGACAATTCGTCCATGCCAGAAGGCGCCGAAGCATGCCGCGGAGCGATTCAACTCGGCGGTCAGATAGTGATGTGGTGCGAAAAGAGACCAGCACGAATAGTTGACGCGGCGGATTTCCAGCTCGAGCTTCGGGCGTTGTCTTTGCTCCCTCCACGTGAAGCGGCCCACGTGAGGCTCTAAAATCCAATCGGGGCCCAGCCACTCTACGATGTCGTCATGACAGGAGACGGCGACGAACCGCCGTCCTTCCTTGCGGCGCACAGCCTTAGCCACTGCCGCAGATCCGATCTGCGCCACCGTTCGATCCACGACGCTCGTGAATTCATCGACAACCACGAGGGGCCGATCGTCTACTAGTGCACGGGCGAGAGTCGCGCGGAACTGCTCACCGTTGGAGAGTACGTGAAAAGGCTTGAGCCAGGCCGGCGGACTCGAGAAGCCGACCGAGCTGAGGGCTGCCGTCACCTCGCGAATCGACATGCCGCCCGGGAAAGAGTCCACAAGCGAACGTGATTCGTCCCATGAGCACTTGCTCACAATGGATCCCGAAAAGAGATGTCTAGCGACCGAGCTCTTCCCCGCGCCAGATGGTCCAACAATCAGACCGATTTGCCACTCTCGTTCGTCAATAGGCGCATCGAAATGAAAACTTACGGTCTGGCGTTTCGCCTCTGGAACATCGAACATCCCCTCGAGCTGAGCGACGCGAGGGGTGCGCTGAATGTCTACACTCAGCTCTAGATCAACGCGCGGCATTTGATGTCCTGCTCCTGGCACCACGCGATCACGCGAAGTTGTTCTTCTTCGTCAGCACAATCAACCACAACCGAGAAGCCTTCGTCTAGTTCGACTTGCTTATCGTCAGTCTTCGGCGCGCCGATGATCGCGTCGGCCATCTTGCCGAGCTCATCTCCGCTCCAGCCGGCCAGCATGGCGTCGCCGAAACTGGCCGTAGAAAGCAGGTGCGCGACGGCCGCGTCGTCCCAGTCCGCAATCTCCTCGAGCTTGTTGTCCGCGAGCGCGAGAAGATGTGCGTCGTGCTCGGAAATGTCGAGCATGCGCACCGGCACCTTCGCGAGCCCGAGCAAGCGCGCCGCCTTCCAGCGTGTATGTCCCGCGATGATCTCGCGATTCTCTTTGCGTGCCACGATGGGCGCCGAGAACCCGAATCGTCGAATCGAGTCGGCAACCTGTTTCACCGCATCGTCGTTCTTGCGCGGGTTCTTGTCCCAGGGCTTCAGCGACTTCGGGTCGCACCACTCGGCGGCTGCAGCTTCACTCATCGGATCGATACCTTTCCTGATCCCGGCTGCGCACGCCGAAGGAGTTCGTGGGCGCTCTCGAAGATCTTGAGCGAACCGGTCCAGTCCTTGTCTTGCACCGCGCGCGCCATCAGGCCATCGAGGATCTTCAGCTCATGCTTCACGCGGTCGGCTGGCGGCAGATCGACGAGCTCGCTGAACGACATGAGACGCGGAGGCTCGGGCGTTGTCAGACAACGCGCTGAGCATACCACAAACGACAAAAAACCCCGACTCCACTCGGGAGACGGGTAGTGGCCGGATTTGAGGAAACTAGGACAGTGCCCGGTGACCAGCGAGTTTTTAGTCACTATGACTAGCGCATGGACCCCGCCGGCCTTCCAGCCCTGCTAGACGCTATCCGCCACCTTCACGGCCTGGAGGCGACGTGGCTTGAATCCGTCCCGGTGAAGGAGACCCACGAGGGCCAAATCGTCTGGGAGGGCGAGGTCCAGGTCTTCGAGGTTAGCCACCCGAAGGCGTCACGCGTTTACGCTTGGAGCCACGAGAGCGGGCCGGGCGGGAAGCGGAGGTTCCACGCGGTGCTGGGGGCGCCGCCCGTTACTGGACCGGCGGAGGCGGTCAGGGTCGCTATCGTGGGCGAGTTCAGGCGGGCGCAGAACTAGGAACGCGTCGCCCCGCACCGTCCGGTACATACTGCTCGAACACACGGGCAAAACTTGTGACTACATCCTCGATTGGCGCCGACTTTAGGAAGGCCGTCCCAATGAGTGCCGCGTTGTATCGATTGTCCGCCGTTGCGCGCAATTCATCCGCCGTCATGATGCCGCTCTCAGCCACCGCGATCTTGCCATGTGGAACAAGTGAGCGGAGCGCAGCATGTCGGCTCGTCTCGGTTCTGAGATCGTGGCTAGTAACAGCCGCGACCACCCTACTGAGGGCCATCCGGGCTCCCCACCTGCCATCAAACGTCCGCGAGTTGATTCCCCAGATTGCAGCGTCTTCCGGAATCATCCCGCGCATGGCGGGTGGACTCATGCCCCCGTGACCGATCTCCAGGAGCGCGTCCATTCGAAGGTCGCGAGCCAGTTCAAACAGCGCTAGCAAGCGACTTGGGTCCCGATGAATGGCCGCCATGAGCAGCACCGCATCGGCGCCGAACGCTCTAGCCTCATAGACCTGGTACTCGGTTGTGATGAAGTCCTTCCGAAGCAATGGTTTGCTTCCGCACCGACTGCGAGCCATCACCAGGTCTTCCAGGCTGCCCCCAAAATTGTCCTCTTCCGTGAGAACAGAGATCGCGGAGATCCATGGGGTTTCGCCGTATACGTCCAGACAGCACGCGACGTTCCGAGCGTTCATGGCGCCACCGCTAGGTGATCGACGCTTGTGCTCGGCTATTACCGAAAACCCACGGGCCAGAGCGACGGCTAGCCCACGCGGGGGCGGCGCCGTGTCATCTTCGGCGCGTCGACGAATCTCAGCAAACGGGACGCGCTCGGCACGTGCTGCCGCGCGAGCCTCCGTCTGTTTAACGATTCTTTGAAGCAGCGGCGACATCTTTTCAGGCTCCAAGGTAATGGACCGTCGCCTTTTCGGGATAGAGCGGGAGGCCTTCCTTGGGGAACTTTGCCAGGACGCGTCCTTCGTCAATCACGTGGGTTATCTCCTGGTGGTCGCCTACGGCTTTCAATTCGTCGGGCGTAAGGCCCTCGTAATGAATGGCGACCTCCTGGAGATCGATCCCCTGGGCCGCTGCGTTCTCGATCACCTTTCGAAAATCGGCCAACTCCCGGGTGACTCTTTCGCGCCTGACGCCCGGCCGTCAAGCCCCCGCCCGAGCCACCGGTCGACCATGGAACCATCACATGGGTGTTTTATCGGAAGGTCGGCCGCCGGGCCAGTCAGTGGGGTCACCCAGCGAGGTTTTCGGTCCCCTCCGAGTCCCCGGGTGACTCAAGGCGCCATCCAACTGTCATACAAATATTCCCTTGACGGACCCCCTATTTATGTCATACATATATTGAGAGATGGCCAACAACCTCCCCCGAGAGAAGCAGATCGCGGTCGTCAACGCCCTAGTTGAGGGCTGCTCGATCCGCTCGACCGAGCGTATGACGGGCGTGAACCGCGAGACGATCGGAACGCTGCTCGTTCGTGTGGGCAACGGCTGCGCCGACCTACTCGACCGCACCATGGTGAACCTCCAATGTGACCGCCTCGAGATAGACGAGCTGTGGGCCTTCGTCGGCAAGAAGCAGCGTCACGTTACCGCGACTGACGATCGTCAGGCTGTCGGGGACACTTGGACGTTCGTGGCCATCGACTCGGATACCAAGCTCGTTCCCACGTTTCTCGTGGGCAAGCGCGACGCGGCGCACACGCACGCGTTCATTGCTGACGTTGCGCGAAGACTAGCAAACCGCGTGCAGATTTCGACGGACGGGCTGCGCTCGTACATCGACGCCATCGGGTCCGAGTTCGGCCCCGGTGGTGTTGATTACGCGCAGCTCCACAAAACGTACGAGGCGGAGCCGAGCGGGCCCGGCCGATACAGCCCGCCAAAGGTGATCGAGGTCGAGAAGACGCCCATCTTTGGCGCGCCCGAAGAAGACCTCGTTTCAACCAGCTACGTCGAGCGGCAGAACTTGACGGTCCGCATGGGCGTCAGGCGCTACACGCGTCTCACGAACGCATTCAGCAAGAAGATTCAGAACCACGTTGCCGCGACGGCCCTTCACTTCGCGCACTACAATTTCGTGCGTCGTCACGGGACCATTCGGGTATCGCCGGCCATGGCCGCGGGTATTAGCCAGACCCTCTGGAGCACCGGTGAGCTGCTCGACGCGACCTTGGACGGGGTGACCCGTGACTAGGCAGCGCAGCGCTGGGCGCCCGGCCATCGCCCGGAAACTCGCGAAAGGGTCCCTCCTGTCCGTCCGTTTTACAGAGGACGAGCGCCGCATGCTCGATCGGGCAGCTGGGCAGGGCGGCCTTCGACTGTCTGAATGGGCACGCCGCGCACTACTCGCCGAAGCGGAACGCGGCGCCGGGGGCAGCCCCGGAGCCAGCGAACGCTAGCTCCGGGGACTTACAGCCCTTATGGCCTTTTGTAAGGCGGCGAATTTTCACGACTACGCTCCGAGCGCGCCACTGAGAATGGATTGCCCCGGCGGGCGGCGTGCGGTAGTCTGAGCAGCGTCCGGACCTGGAACGTTTGGACACCGCTCAGGCATTACCTGCCCGGGCATGAGCAACGGCCGTCGGTGGCGACCCCACTGGGCGGCCGTTGCCATATTTGGCGAGATTCGTGGCCTTTCGTGGCCAGCGAGGGAAAGCTATCACGCTGCCGCCTTAAGTACAATGCCATGAAATGCGGAATCTGAGACAATGCCGAAATCCGCATTTGATGCGTTGCGGGAATGCGGATGGGGGCGTATCTTGTGAGTGCCCGTGCCGGCTATGCCGGCGGAAGGAGCCCCCATGGCAGGCAAGGCAGTCCCCATTAAGTCATCCGATTCCGAGAAGGAGCGGGGCTACGACCGAAGCACGATCGAGTTTCCCTACGGGGACCTCGACGACGCGCTCGCGGTAGCCGAGGCAATTCACCAGAACGCTGGCGTCAGCTGCACGGTGGACCAGCTTGCGGCGTACATGAAGCAGAGCGCAACCAGTGGCGCGTTTCGCATCCGGATGTCTACGGCGCGAACGTTTGGGCTCACGGAAAACGAGAAGGGCGCGGTTACCCTGACCGAGCTGGGCCGGAGAATCGTGGATAGTGGGCAACGCGCAGCGTCCAGCACTGAGGCTTTTCTCAGGGTTCCGCTCTACAAGGCAATCCACGAAAAGTACCGTGGGCACATGCTGCCTCCGGCCGCGGCATTGGAGCGGGAGATGGTTGGTCTGGGGGTTGCGAAGAAGCAGTCAGCAAGGGCACGCCAGGCCTTTGAGCGCTCAGCGGAGCAAAGTGGGTTCTTTAATCATGGGAAGGATCGTCTGGTCGAGCCGATTGCCAGGGCTGTTCCCGCTGCGTCACCAAACCCCGTTGATGATCCGCCCCGTCGGCAAGACGGCGGTGGAGGGGGTGACGGTCCGATCCATCCGGCGATCGCTGGTCTCCTGAGGACCCTTCCGCCGTCCGGCGCGACGTGGCCCGTCGTTGATCGAAAGACGTGGCTGACGGCGGTGGAGAGCATTTTCTCGCTCGTCTACAAGGACGACGCACCGCGCGCCAAGCCCCAGAACTAGACCGACGCGTAACGCCTGCGCCTTCGCTGAACCAAGGCGGCCGGCTTCCCGCACATAGGACACGCTCCGCTCCGAACAAACCGACCCTGGGTAATGTCCTCAACCGGCACGCCGGCAACCCTCGCGAGCCGTACCGCGAAGGCAACGTCTGGGCGACGCGAGCCAGAAGCTACCCGGGTCACGCGCATGCGCCCGATCTGCATGACTTCCGCCAGCTTGCGCAAGCTACCGCACCGGATCTGGAGCACGTCGAGCGCGGCCCGCACATAGGTTACCTCACCATCCCGGAGACGATTTGGGTTCAGCCGCTTACGCTCGGGTAGGTCTCGGTCAGCTCGCCGCCAGACCTTCCGCTCCCGCAGGATCGCCATGACGCGACCCTACGGCTTCAGACCCTAACCACCTCGGACGATTTCAAATCCGGCCACTACCGGGAGACGGGGGCAACTCTTTCCGTTTTGGCAACGGTTCACCGGGCGGTCATCGTGGTAGGATCCGAAGGCGATGAAGAAACCGCTGGTGAATCTGACGCTGGAGATTCAGGGCAACCGGCTCGTCCTTGGCGGCGGATGGGCTCCCGGCTGGGAGCACATGAAGGACACGCCGGAAGCCTTCGTCTACACATCAAACATCGAAGCCGCTGTGTCGGTACTGTACCGGCGCCACCAGATGAAACCGCTCCGGGTGGATCATGCGCCAACAATGGCTCGCCTCGCCGCTGAACTCCGGACGATGATCCTCGGTGCGATTGGTGACGAGCTGGACGTCGACGTGATTCCGCTCGTACGCAGGAAGATCCTAGTCGACGCGCGAACTCACGCGCTCCGCTAGGATCGCTGGGGTCATCACCGGGCCGGGATCTGGCCCTCGATTTTGGGCATGCCGCGGCGAATCGTCTCGAGCTCGGTGATGGTCTGCTCGAGGCGTCTGGCGGTCCGGCGCGCGTCGGCCCGGGCCTCGTCGGAGTCACGCTCGGCGGAGCTCACGCGGTCACGGAGCCGGGCTACATCACCGCGGAGCTCGGCGATCTGAGCGGGGGCGTCGGCCACGCCGGGGGCGGGCTTGTCGGCACCCGTGGCCGCCTTGCCGGCGAGTCCACCGCCAGCGAGCAGCGCGAGGCCGCCGGCAACCTTCAGAAATGAATCGGCTGAGCGCCACCAGGGTGCGTCACCGCGGCGGGATGGGCTCGGGGCCACCGACGCCGACACCGTGCTCTCCGGCGCCCGCTCAACCTGGTACCCCTTCCGCTCAAGCTCGCGCTTCGTGGCGTCCTGGACGGCCGGGGTGTCGGTCGGGGTGAATATCCGGACTAGTTGCCCCTGAGGCCGTCTTTCCCCGCGTACGCCCACCGGTGCGATCGGAGGCGTGACAGGCCCGCTCCGGGCATCCTGGCCGGGGCTCTCCTGGGTTTCTTCGAAATCGACGTCGACCGGCGGGGGATTCTGCCGTCCCGGGGACATAGAACGGGGGGCGTGCGGCGGGGGCAGCGGGTGCTTCGTGCCCGGTGCCATCGGGAAGCCGCGGACGAGGGTGGGCTCGCGCTCGACGGGGGCGGCTCGCGGAAGTTCCGGGGGTAGTTTTGCGGAGGCCATCAGGCGGCCCCACGTGGCGGGCCACCGAGCTCACGCTCAAGCGCAGCTAGCAGCTCGGTGTATTCCGAGCCCTTCGGCACGCACGAGATCCCGCGCTCGGCCGCGAGGTTGCACCAATGTGGATCCGCACACCAGAGCACGCGACCGCATTCTTTTCGTCTTTTGCCCACCTGCTCGAGCAGGTCGAGCCCGCTTGGCAGCCCCCGCCCGAGCTCGAAGTCCGCAATGACCGCCGCCACCGGGTGACGAATCAGCACCTCGAGAGCGGCCCCCCGATTCGCGACGGAGATCACACGGTAGCCGGCACGACGCAGGCGCCGCTCGGCAACCTCACGGGCGCTCTCGG